TAGCTGAATAGTTGTCACCGTTTACATAGGTTTCATCGAATTCTTGTAAATCTTTTTCAGATACGTTTAATCTTTTGAGCATTGTAAGCATTCTTGCATTATCGCTCTGATCGATATTACTATCTAAGTTGAAATATTCTCCTGATCTTATTTTATATTGTTTTAACTGACCGCTTGGCAGATAATATCTTTGACTTACTGCCCTGTTGTCAGAGAAGTATATACCCCAGCCACCAAGACTATTCTGATCGCCTGTGCCAACCATACTCATATCAAACATATAAAATTTTTTGGTGCTTCCGTGCCAGACAATGACACTATTTAAATCCATATATTCTTCTTTGATGACTTTATTTAAATCCATATTAACAAGTTTATAATAAATACTATTTTCATGTTAATAAAATCTCTATATATATTTTATACCCCTTTTTGTATAAGTTTTTCTTCTGGTTTGTCTCAAAGGTTCTACGGTATATTCTGGATATTTCTCACCGACTGGTTGTAAACTTTTTTCTCCGTACTTCAGAATATAATAATCGTTATTTTTTATACCTCTGCAAAGTTTCTGTATGATACACATAGTTGTCTTTAGCATATAAGCAGCATGTGCAGTATTTTTATAAGTGAATATCACATGACCTTCAGTGTCATAATGAAGAATGCATGCCTTCATCATGTTCTCAATGACAGTATGTCTTCTAACGTATGATCTTTTCTTATGTTGTTCTAAATCAATTTCATAAAGATAAATATGTTTAGGTATTGGGTTAGGGTTATACATTATTTTTAAATCTTCTTCTCTGAACCAATAGCAACCGTGTCTAAATTTATTCTTTAATCCTTTTGATCTTAAGATTGAATATAATTCACTGCAAGCACTACCCTTGACAACCTGATAATCTTTAAATACCATTATGGCTGCAGCTTTGCCAGATCGCCAGACTTTAACTAAATCACCTTTATCATCGTACTGGTATACTCTCTTGAATTTACTCTCAGATAATCTTGTAATTGTATATTTGTCTCTTGTCTTGCCTTCCCAATAACCATTTTTGCCTTCGCACATCCACTGTGCATTTACAAGAGGGTGTTGTTTATTGTAGAATTCAACTACTTCGTGAAGTTTTTCGCTGTACCAAACATCTTCGTCCACGACCTTGATAACTGTTATGTTTGTATTATCGCTAAACAGATCGTTTATTTTATCGCTTGTATAACGGTAATGAATGTCAGAATTATTCATTGAACCATCTTCTTTGGCAGTTCTTACGGTTTTACCTATGTAATGAAAGTTCTTACCGTTCTTAATACCATAGATATTTACTTTATTGGTTGGTTGTGTTTCCATTATTTGCTACAGGGTTTAGTTACATAATCATTAATTATAACTTGATTTGTTGGTTCAACATAGTCTTTACCTTGCAAATGTTCTACAGCACCATCCATAATAACAATTATACCATTATGTTTTGGTTCATAAACAAGGTAAGGGTACATATAACCATGTATAATCTTATGATACTCACAGTTATTGCACCTGTGAGGATATTGCATTGGAGTACCACCAACTGCTATGCCTGTTGGACGCATATAACCTATGCCACATTTGGGACATTTATAGTCCAGTTCAAATGTTTTGACTTCTCTTTTTTCTTCCATGACATAAATATTATAACCAAATTATTGCATTACGTTTTTCTACAAATTGATTAAATTGTTTTACATTCACAAGACATTTCATTTCAACTATTTTGGTTTGGTTACCTGAAGTAAAACTAAAGTCAGGTATATGAACTTTGACAGTTACTATATAATGTTCTCCTGCTCCACCATGTGAGTCATCACAGTCTTTAAGTATCACGTCTGTAACTTCTTCAAAGCGAGTTGTGTTTGATCTTTCTAAAAGAAATTCAAGTATATAGTCTTTTGTTTCCATTGTTATTCTGATTTAGGATATACTTGTGCAAAATTATTTATTTTTGCGCATGTGCCTTTTTGATTATTAAGGTTTATGCAACTATCCATTTCTGAAGAATACTGTAATTTACCAGTACAATCAAAAATGTATTTGTGTCCGTTAATCATCAGTTGAATTACATCATTGGGATTGCCAGAGAATTCAACACTACCACTTGAAGTTTTACCTTCTACTGCGTTAAACGCAATTAAATTTGCAAACATAATTTATAAAGCATTTTAAATTTACTAATATTAGTTTTTCTTTATCATCGATCACCCAGAGTCTGTTACCCATTGAAGAATATCCGATATTGCGATATTGTTTACCTACTGTCAGGTTGAACCCACCAGTTTCAAGGCATGGCATCCAGTCAAATTTTTGCGGATATTCATCTGGGACAATTACTGCCCAAGTATTTAGTGCATCTGGGTGACTGAAATCGTATTTCATTTAGCATTTTTCTTCTTTACCACAAATTTCACATTTCTCGTATGAATAGTGACTATCATTACCACTACCTCTAAATGCAGATTTACCATCAGGATAAGTATGTGTACAAACTTTCTGCAGTGCACCGATGGCATCAATAACGTTTTGTCTTTTTTCACCTACCTTGTGTTCCATTTGGCGAAGATCATCGATCATTTTTCTTTTCTTTTCAACATCTTCAAAACCAATAAGTGCAAGTGCATCCATTGCCTTAATAAAGTTTATGGATTTATCGCTAAGTTCTTTTAACTTTTTTTCGAGTTCTTTAACAGTTTCTTTCATATACCTTTTTGTATAAAATTAAATATATTATTATCAAAACAATTTATTTCCTGTTGTTTCATATAAAGTGCCAATGCTTTCTTATAGTCTTCGAAGTCTTCGCTGCTGCCTATCATAAAATGGATATTTGTTCTTTTAATTAAATCTCCTTGTTCTTTTGGGTCATTGATATCTGGTAATGGGACACCTTCACATTCTTTCATCTTTTCATATGGTACAAAGATCATCCCTGATTCTTGTGGTGTATCGCCTCTCCAGCCGAAAAAGAAATTATTTTTCTCAATGTATTCATCATAATATATGTCTACAGTGCCAATTTTACCTAATTTTCTTACTTCACTCATGATATTATATATTAAAGGGTTCATTTAATATTTTTGGGTCGATATTATTCATACTGTCAATAATTCTACTGACAGCATCCGCTTTATCCAGACTCTCTTTTATAACTTTTTTGCCTTCATCTGACTGAAGCCAGTTTCTAAGATCGTCAAGTTCTTTCTGGGTAAGACCTTTTTTAACTGGAGTAACTGGTACGAGATTGTATTCAACACAGGGACGACCCTTTTGTGGTTTCACGAACGGTCCTGCCCACCATCCACCACATTTCCAGAAATAAACTGAATTCGGTATGCTCTTTGTATATCTGCTTCCCATAATTATTCTTTTGTATCGTGAAGTAATTGTTTAGATTCAACATTATATAGGTCTGGTCTTCTTGCTCTTAAACGTTCGAACCAACCGTCTGTTTTGATCTTGCAGTAGTAAAGATTTTCTCCAGATTTTTTTCTTGGGATAGTGCCTTTGGCTACCACACCTTCCTTTAAACTAAATTCATTTGTTTTAACCCTATTTACGAAGTCTCTGTTAAGGTTTCCTTCATAAATAACCTTTGGTATGCCCACACTTTGAAAGTCGTTTACAAACTGTCGTGGTGATATCAGACCATGTTTGTACTCGCTTACATCAAACAGGGTAATATCAAACACATCGTTTCCAAACTCATGCTGTCCGAATTCTGACTTGAACCCATAGAGTTCTGCGAAACAAACAAAAGCAAGAGAATTTCTGTAGTCTTTGCTTTTAAATATTTCAAAGAGATTTTTCTCATATTTTTCCAGAAATAAGTCAATGGCAAAGCCAAAGGGTGTTGAAGACCTGTCGATCATCATTTGCCTTGTGCCGAATTTATAGAAGCCTCTTTTGTGACTGTATTCGAAACGAAGGTTACTACCATCGAGTTTTTCGAATGCAATTACAGGTAAACTCCAATAATCACCATAGTATTTTATGTCTGGATAATGTTTCATTAAAGATTTACGATGTCAAATGTTTTTCTGTAATATTTAAACGGACAATTGAGATTATACTTTACAGTTACGTTTACTCTACCACATGCAACAATTGCGAATTTTTCAATAACACCGTCATCATTAACTCTCTGTCCTATTCCATAAAATTTATCTCTAACCTTTACTGTCTCAATTGAACTACCATATGTTATGGTTTTACCATTATGACCACAAAGGCAACCATTGGTTTTTACTAATGTAATTTCCCAATCGTTATAAGCATTGTTGCTGGTATCGTAATTTGCATTTCTTTCTTCTAATATTCTTTTTATTGCTTCTCTTTCTGAAGCTGATCTTACACGACCAAAATCATAATCAAGCAGTTCATAGGGTGTCATTGCTGGACGTATGCCTAATGTTAATCTGGCACAATAGTTATTATAATTGTGATCATATGCTGCTTTTTCAAGCATTATTGCTTCATCTTCAGCAGTAGCCACTTTTTTTGATGAAGAATTTCTACCATACCATGATTCACGTCTCATTATTGCAATGTTGAATATATTGAGACAATTGCCCAGATACTCAGCAAGAATGAAATCAGGGGTGTTACTTTCGCTTTCAACTGAATGCTTATTGATAAGCTGTTCGAGTTCTATTTGAAATTTATTTTCCATGTGTTTAATTATTTTGTGCTAACTTGTTTGGTTCAAATAATTTTGTAAGGTCTGATATTCTTATTCTAACAATTCTGTCAGAATCTCCACACCTTTCAATTCTTTCTCTGATTGCAACGGCTTTGTTCCAATAGATAGGTAGGTTACCTTCAAGGCAAACCAGATTACCGTTTTTGTTTACTATTGCGTAATGATATGTCTTTGCCATAATATTATTTATTTAATTCTGATGCAAAATAATCTGCAAGTAATTGCTGTGCTGCTTCAACTGTTATGCTGAATTTTCTTGCAATGGCTTCAATGTTTTTGTCAGGGACTACAACGTAGTTTGCCTTACCGATTCTGTTTTCTCCAGCAATTTTACTTGCTACTGCAACTAACTGTGCAACAAGTTTTTGCTTTTTTACTTCTGGTGATTCCATAATTATTTATTTAGTTATTTATTCAAGGTCTGGTGGTGGTAATCTTAAATCCTGTGTCTCAAGATTTATAATTTTAACACTGTTTGTTGATTCTAAATGAACCATATAGTTGTCTTCCATTTTATTTCCAACTTAACAATTTAAATTTAAAAGTAGTTCCATTTAAATAATATCCGTGTGTTTCAGTTAACCAGTTCTTATCAAATTTTCGTCCATTAAATTCTTTTAAATCTAATGGAAATGCTTTATCGTCAAATTTAATGTACCATGATTTATTTGTTCCAAAATCATTATAGAATGCATTACAATCTTTGCAACCAGTTTTTAAATGCTCCGAAAAAAATAATCCACTAATAATAATTTTTACTTGAGGATTTTCTTCGTTATACTCTTGTGGCTGAAAGCTAACGATACCATTTACATCATCAGTACCTTTTGAAATAATAATTGAATAAATTTTTCTTTTACCATTCATTTTGAATATCTCAATAGAATTTTTCATAATTATTTATTTAGTTCGTTCATTAATGTTTGTGTGTCAATATCAATAGAGTCCAAATGTTTCTTTGTAATTAGTCTTGGCAATTGTAGTTCTTTGCCGTCCAGATAAACTTTTTTAAGAAATATCCAAGGCAGGTATTCTGCAGCAAAGAAAAAAATTCCATCCAGTGCGTCATATAGTTGATATGTGTATGGATTATTGTCGTCAAGTTTTATTATCTTCATGAGAATATGTTTTTTATTTTCTTATAAATATCTGCAAATATAGTGAAGATATTGAGATATGCATCAAAGCTACCATCTTTATTTGTTCTGTACCTGATACCGATATAATTTTTTGTTATATCTCTCAGTTGTTGTTCGCTTAATGTGTTCTTATCTATTACTATCATATATAATATTTTCCTATTTTAAATAAAAATTGTGAAATATAAATCTGACCACCAATTCCCTCATATGCGCATGTGCGTAAGCCTCTTATGTCCAGTATTTCTTTCACAACTAACCTATTATATTCATCTTTATTATAAACGTGTCTAAAATTAATTGTCTTAAATAAAAATAAAATTATATTTACAAATAACTGATATACCCAACTCTGTGGTATTTCTGTGCGTGTCAGTTTGCCTTCGACAGTTTGATAATTATATTTCTTTATATAAATTTTCACAGTCTTTCATCACCTTCAAAATATTCTACTTTACCAATTACGTAATTACCTGTTGATTGATAAACAGTGAGATATTTTTTATCAAAATCTTTCATCCTGATATGGCTGGTGAATTCTTTGTTTTTTATTGCCTTATCAATTGCTTCTTCTTTAGTGATAGCTCCCACATGTATAAAAACAGCACAACCTTTATCACCAATTACTATTGGCTCAGTACATCTGACAGTATAAACAGGAATTAGAGTATCAAAAAGTTTTTGAGTTTTGCCAGTCTTGGGGTTCGTGTAAAGAATATCACCAATTTTCTTTGGCTTTTCTTGGTATGGGACTTCTGGATTTTCAAGATGTCTCACAAATGTTGCTTCATCAACAAAGAGGTCATAAAGTTGATCAACGGCATTATCACCGCCCATGATACCACCATCATCAATATTTCCACCGTCATATGCTGACTTGAGGGTTTCTAAAAGGATTTTCTTAATTTTATTTTTCATAGCATATCTATTTGCACCGACAAAGATATGCAATTGAAATTAAAAACCAAAGATATTTTTAATTATTTAATTTTTGTTCAAGAATTTTGGCTGCGTTAGTGAGTTTACGTACAAGAGAATTCTCGCAAAGTTTTTCAACGATTGCATTACCTGCCATCATTTCAATCATTGATTCATCGTGCATTTCAAGTACTTTACTGTCTTCGTCCATATAATTTATACGGCTCTGATCAAACATTTTTTCAACCAATGTCCAATCCCACATTTCTTCGATTACTGAGTGACCATGCATTTCAGATACACATGACAGGTGTTTGAGTCTGTCAGCTTGTGAAGCATCATGCATTTCAAGAATATTGGCATCGCCTTTAAGCATTGCAATACGTGAATTATCAAACATTTCTCCAACTTTTGCTTGCCCGTACATTTTAATGATCTTACTATAATTGTGCATTTGTTTTACCTTGGAAAAACCGAGCATTTCTTCGACCCTTGTAGAATCTCTCATATCAACAATAAAGCAATCATCTGTCATGTAACGAACTTCAGAACTATTGTCAAGCACATCTATAACTGATTCATCATACATAGCAAATATAATGGAGTGTTTCATTTCGCTTACCATGCCTTTACCAACTAAGATACCACCTTCGTGTAGTAATAATTGTCTGTGATTCTTTATGATCATTGAACCAATTATATGTCTTAATAGTCTTTTTACATCTTTTTCAAGTTCGCCACTAAACCATTCTGGTATATATACTTCATTGAATAGAAGTTGATAGTTGTCAATGTCATCAAGTCTACACCCTTCTTTTGGGGTGAATGTTGCTTTGAAGTATGTTCTATCTCTTACATCTTCAGGAGTAATGTATTTCGCAATCAAGTCCTTATGGGATGTTGCAAATATGTTGTGAATTACTTCACCAGTGTTTTTAATTAAAACAAGATAGAAATTGTCCATAAGATTATAGTCGTTTTTCTTTATATATGAATAAGTTGATGACATTTTTTTAAAATTTAAATGCATATTTACCTCTGCCGAGTATTTGTAAGTCTGTACCTAATGAAACTTCACGAAACATTTTTGCAACTGCTTCATCACCGCCTGTTTGATATTCTTTCTGTAAAAGTGCTGTTGCATCTTCTGGAGTAAGATTCGGGTCAGTTCTTGACATGTATTCACCAAGTGTTACCATTGTTAATAATTCGGGTGCTTCTTGTAAATTTAATTTGTCTTGTGCTTTCATGTCTCTGCGTTCTGCAGTATAACCTTTTCTTATTGCTCTTCTAATCCAAGAAATCACTGCTTTTGAATCCATGAATTCTCTGGTTCTGTCTTGTGTTAAGTTAGTTACATCTGTTTTTTTCTCCCAGCCTCTACCAGCATTTTCGAGATATTTTATTACTAATTGAGTGGTCATGAGTCTTATGCTTTCGAATTGATACATGGTTTCCCAAGTACTATCAGGTTCTATTGCTGTTATATCATCTGCTCTTGCCTGATCAATCATTTGTTGTGTGGTTGCAATTACTTTACCAAGAACTTTATTGTAATCAGGTGCTTCATAAAGACTTTGAATTTCTTCTTGTACTATACCGTCTATTTTCATTTTCGTTTTTATTTGTTCTATTTGTTCTGGTGTTATGCCAGCAGCACGGATAGCATCAGCATTTTCCTGTGTGTAATCACGAACGAATTGTCCTGCTTTAAAATATAATAACCTACTTAATGTCACTGAGATATATTGTCCCTTTTCGCCTGTCATGTCATTCACTCTGTTGTTGTCCCACACCAATAATATATTAGAAGTCAATCTATCAAATTTGCCCCTGTTTTCGGTGTCAGGAGAAGTGCTTTGATATATTATTTTATGACCGTTTACATATCTGATCGAGCCATCTTTCTTTATAAATGTAACTGAAAAGTATTTGCCAGAATTAATAATATTCTGCATTTCCTTAACTTCATCTGGGTGTGATTGAAATGTTAGCATGCTTGTAATTTATCATAAATACTTAAAAAGACTGTTAAAATTGTAACCTTTTTAAATGTTTTGCGTATAATGGCATATTAATAAATAAATTGAAGAACTATGCCGAACGGAAAAACACATGACATTATAACAGTAGTTGCTGCGCCAATTGTTGCAGGAGTAACTTATTATCTGACAAAGAATTTGTTAACAACAGGATTTATTCTTGGGTGTTATCTTTTTGCTTCTTTTATGTTTAACGGTGATTTGGATGCAAACAGTGCACCATATAATCGTTGGTGGGTGTTTAAAATGATCTGGATACCATATCAATTAATGTTTCATCACCGTAGTGTATTTACGCATGGATTAGTGATTGGGACGATAATAAGAGTATTATATCTCAGCATAATACCAATCATAATATTTTCCTTTAAAGGTGACTTGCATATTGTCAAAGCAATCAATTGGCATTTATTGCTTCAAATGTGTGTTGGTTTGGAAGCAGGAGCAGCCATTCATACCATAGCAGATTATAGTATAACGTAAAATATATTTTACAAAAAGGTGCATATTTGTAAAATATATTTTACATTATCATGATAATTTAAACCTCTGCTTTAGTTTTATCATCAGTGAAGATTGACAATTCTGTTCTGAGTGTTGCTGCTAAGAATAGGTAAATCAATAACATAGTGAAGGGGTGAAATAATGCAACGAAAAACCATAATAGTCTTATTCCAAGTGGGTTGATATCTGGGTCTATGAATTTGGCTATACCGCCACAAACTCCAGCGAATACTCTTTTCTTTGTTTTTTTTAAAGTTGCCATGATTGTTGTTTTTAAATAAAAGATTATTTTTACTTAAAGACGACACGAATATATAAATGCTGCTTATTGACCAAGAATAATTTTAGAAATCCAAATACCGATTGCTGTACCCAATCCACTGCCAATTGTAAAACCTATCCATTGTGCTTTACTGTCTTTTGATTTAGCAATTTTTTTCACTACAAAATATGACAGACCAGCAACAACAAAATCGGTCAATACTGACCAAACATAACTTGCTTGTGCTACGGCACGATAGTTTATAGTAATGATGGCAAACGATAACATTTGAGCGAAGAAGAGAAAGAAAGAATCTTTAATATCTTTGAGTTTAATATCTGTCATAGGCAAAAGTTATTTACCTCTGTTACAGATATAAATACTTTTCTGGACATGAAAAATTATAAAATATTATGATTTTAAATAAAGAATACTTACATTTGCTGTATAAAAAAATTAACTTATGATTATAAATAATTTAATATTAGCTGCGATCTGTAACGATTTAAAGCATGCTGCTAAGTATAGCATTGATGAAGAAAATAAATGTTACTATAAAGGTGAATTAATTGGTGAAATAAAGGAAAAACTCGATGTTAAGAATAGTATTCTTAATATTTATTTTCAACCAGTAAAACCAATTGAATACATTAAAGTAAACTTCATAATAACTCATACAGGAACAGAATTAAAAGAGTAGATAACTATGTTGGATGTATTTGATGACAGAATGTTAAATATTAACACTTCTCTTAAACACGAAAAAGAAGAGATTGATTTGTATAAGCATCTTAATCTGGCGTTAGAGTTGATGAAAAATGATAGTTTTACTGTTGAAGACAGTGGACTTGGTAAGAATCTCTGGTTTAGTATTACAACACCTTATCCAGATGGGTTACCTGAAAATATTGGCACAATGTTTTTTAATGTAAGTAACGATTATAATGTGAAAGTAGAAGAAACTCAGGTATATGCAGGAAAGTGTAAAAGACATTTTCAAGTTTTTTTAAAAAAAGTGTAACCTTTTATAATGATTATTCGTATAAGGTTTCATAACGGTTCAACGATCACCAGAAGTCAAATGAAAATGCATAATTAGTTTGATGGATGGTTGGAGATCGGGTTGTGTGTGGAGTGATATCTGAAACGCATGTATCAGGAGGTTCGATTCCTTCTTGAACCACAAATAAAGTTCTTTGAAAAAGTTAATGAGGCGGAATGTAGGCTTGGAAGTAGCCATCATTCAAAGAGTTGCCAATGGAAGTTAAACTGTATTATGCTGATACAGCGTTGACAAGCGTGGGCGGTATCTAACTATAGGGTTCGCACGTAGAGCCATCGGAAAACGAAAGCTGAAAATTCTTCATACAGTAGCGGTTTAGGTCGAAATACCGAGACATCCAACGTGGCTGGGGAGATATTGCAGGTTAGTAGTTATGCAATAAGTAAGTTCCAAATACGAGAGGATGTTGGAATTAAGATTAGAGGTTACGAGATAGCCTTGGCGTGAAAGTACGAGAGGGAAATCAGCTTGAGAGTGTATTAGTTAAGCTCTCTTTTTCAACGCTTATGGCAGTCCTAAGAGCATTTGGTGTAACAACACACCGTTTCATTATTTTAAAATTTACGGGGACGTAAGCAAATTGGTAAAGCTGCCTGACGTTAGTCAGGTGAAACGATGGAGTATACTAAGTCGTTGGTAGGTTGGTGATAGTGGTAGACAAGTTCGAAATTGGTTATCATGAAGAACAGCAGACTCTGGGGGTTCGACACCCTCCGTCCCCACAACATTGTTTAGGTTCTGCTCCAAGGGTAACTTTGCCCTTCAAGCAGATGGGTGGTCTTATATATAACGCATAACTGACCCGAAGGCACAGGAATTTGGTCTAAATATAAACGCATAACTGATCGATATATTTCTGTGCCTTCCTAAACTTTTTTTGAAACTTAAATTAATAAGATATGTTTTATTGTAATGATTGTGCAAAGAAAAACGGATACCCTGAAAGTCTCTGTAAATCCATAGGTCAATGTGAATTATGCGGTGAGCATAAGGTTTGTAATGACAGACCAAGTTCAAGTCTGCCAAAGCCAAAAGAACCAGAAGACTTATTTTCAAAATTTGCTGGTACTTCTCTTTTTCCAAAAGAAAACATTGATAAATTTAATAAAATGCAGGAAATTGAAAAAATTGCTTGGCAGGTATTTCTAAGTAACACTGGCTTGAGATTTAAGAGAGAACTTACACTTGAAGAAAAGAAAAGTATCACTGATGTTGATAATTATGCATTTTACAGAGATCAAGCCGTGAAAATCTACGAAAAAAGACAACGTTCACTTTTAAATAAAAAATATCCTGTCATTGAAATACCTGCCGATGGAAAATCTGGTATGGCTGGTGGCGCATATTGTTTATGTTTTGTGTACTCTAAATACAAAGGCAACTTTGTTCTCAAAGGATATGTGCGTGAAGTCCAAGAATATCTGAAAAAGAATTACACTCATTATTTTTACAATCTTAGTCTATGGCATTATGGTCAGAATCGAGATATTTGGTATTTTTGGAAAGATGATGTCGGTGTTTTTGATGTATCAATCAAGGAAAGAAAGAAGGGTAAGAAAACCCAAGTCAGACCATATAGTGATTCTGTGTTAACTGAAGAAGAACTTGAAACTAAAACCTTTAAGTTCAGAAGGCTTCCAAAACGTTGGATACCAGAATTTGATCAATTGTAACCCATTAAATTTATAAATATGTATTCACCAGAATTAATCAGAGAAGTTAAAGAGTTATATCCTAACTCTCCTGAAATGCACAAACTTGCCGACAGTGGCAATGCTTTCCTTGGTAGATATCTTGATGATAGTTCGCCAAGTGGTGTCCCAATAAACGAAGTTTTGCTTGCAACATCTTTGGATGAACTGCAGAAAAAAGCAAGAGATATGAAGAGAAAAGTTGATCTTTATAGAAAATGGTGTGTTGAAGACCCCAGACCGAAGAATTATTGATTCTCAGGCAACTATTAAGAAAAATTAGAAAAAATTAGGGTTTATACCCTATTTTTTTGCAATTTCGTTGACAATACCAGCGTCATATCCTTGTGGAAAGTATGATATCTGAAAATTAGGGTCTAAAGGACTTTCTATTTCATTTATATTGCCGTCAATTGGCACTGGTTTGAAATGAAATGGTTGGTTTTCATTACCAATATTGAATATTTCTTGATAGAATTCTGGAAATTCATCATAAGCAGATGACTGACCAAATGTATTTGTGTTAAAAATTCTTTCTACTGCAACAAATTCTTCAGGATAGTTATCATAATAATGATATGCTTTTGCTATTGGTATAACACCTAATTCACCAAGTGCTGCCAATATGTTGTCGTGCATTGCGTTTGCTTTAGGCGTAACATAAAAATCACCGTTTCCTAATAAAACGCCTCTTGCACCAGCTTCCGCACCCGTAAGTGATCTGGGATTTAAAAATATTGGTATTGGTACAGGTAACTGTCTTGACCATTCTTTTGTGACATAACTAACTAATTCACCATCCATTCTTGGCTGTTGCTTTTGTTGTGCTGGAGCAACTGCTGCTGGGGGAGCATTGGTACTCATGAACTTATCGTTATATGCATTAAGAACACCCTGATCATCATCATTGAACCAGTTTTCGATTTCTTCTCTGATGATTGCCAATAGTCTTTGATTCATTGAAACAGTTTTCAATAAATACTAAGAAGACTTGTAAATGGTTAGTCAAATAAAAGGTCTACTCTTTTGGATGCTTTGCCACTACCGTTGCAAGCAGGGCATATTTTAGTACCTGCAGTTGATTCGAAATTTGCCACCTGTCCAGAGCCACCACATACTTTACAGTTTTCTTCAACCAAGAAGTATGGATGCCATTTTACATCAACATCTTTATAAATAATATCAAATTTAAGGTTTTCTGGTTTGGATGCAACAAAATCGCTAATATCTTCAACTAATGAATAGTCAGAATATATGCGTCTTTTTAATTCCCAAGTTTCTGCACCGCTACCGTTCCAGCGAACTTTATACGCTTTATCAGTTATCATTAAGATAGTTAATGAAGACACAGTGTCTGTACAACCATATCTTAATAAGTATGTGTGGTTTAGGTCTAATTTTAAGTCGTCCATGTTTAATTAATCTACATATCCAATTATTTTTACCGTCTGAGGGTCGCATAGAAATTTTTTCATTTCTATTTTTTCTTCTTCTTCAACTTCAACGTAAACAATCAGCTTACCATTGAGTAATCTTTCACGATGAAAAGTTCTGCCTTGTTTACCTGTCTTTGTTTCAACTAAATAACCAGAATCTTTGCTCATAAAACATTTTTAATTAAGTTAGCTTTTTTACCACAAACCGCAATAAGTCTAAAGATATTTTCATTTGTTACTGCGCCTGTGCTTGATTGTGCATTAATGTTTCTTTTGGTTTCAACGAATTCGCTGTAATAAATTATATCCCAGCCACCTTGAATTAATTCGTCAAAAAATTCTTGTATTTTATCTTCCGTGGTTTGTTTTACAAACCTTTGATATTTAATGTAGTTTTCCATAATTAAAATATAAAGTTCAAATATAAGCTATGTTCTGTGAAAAAGCAAGAGTTATTAGTATTTATAGTAAAATAAATTTAAATTAAATACTACTACCATGAGTAAAGAAAGAGACAAGGAAATTCTTGAACATAAGATTGCTGAACTTGAAGTAAAAATTGCAAATTTTGTAAAGTATAAGATTTCTGACAAGAAAAAAGAAAACTTGGAAATATTGAAGCTAAAATATGAAGATCAATTAGCGGAACTGGAGTTAACATAATAAGAGAAAGGGTAGTTTATCTACCCTTTTTTAATGTATAACCATGAACAAATCCTCTTTGCTGATCATATTCGCTCGCTGAAGCCATATAACCACAATATGATTCATAATTTAAGTTGTAGTCATTGATAAAATCATCAATAATATTCGTAATATCTGAATCATTATTAATCTTATTCTTTTTATATAAGTCTCTTAGCATAACAATACACCATGCTTTCCACTCAGGTGTCAACTCATTATACATATCCTTAATATGCACTGTCGCAATGTCAATAATGTATGCAATCTGAAGGTAATGTTCTGGAGCAACTTTGCTGTCCTGTAATGCTGGTAACCATTTTTGGATAAGAGCATTAATTTCTTCTGGTTTTTTACTTGTTAAATCTATCATATGCGCTTTTTGTTATTTGGCAAAGGTCTGCCCTACCAATAAATTCATCTAATGTTTTTGCGTTTGCATAACTCATTGCATTTCGTAGGTAATGTTCGAAATTTTCAATCCAACCGTCCAGATGATATTCTACCTTCCTGTATCTTACAATGCCCTCAGAAGTCTTTATTTTGGTCTTTCCCATAGCTTTCTGCGCTTCCTTGGTGCTCATGCCTCTGAAATACTTCTTTACAGGATAACCTTTATCGTAAAAATATCTGGCAAGTCTGTTGTTTAATCTTATTTTATAAAGATAATTTTTTCCTGCACTCTCCAATGCCTTATTAAATATCGAACCAAGCATAACATAGTCTGCTCCAAGTGCAAATGCCTTAATAACATCAGAATAATCCTTCATACCGCCATCAGCAACAATTTCAGGAAGACAAGTAACTATTTTACGCTTTATTATGCTGTCTGGATTATTTCTGTTAAGAAGTGCACCTTCTGCCTGATCATCAATAAATCTTTGTTTTGCGTGATATGTTTCATTAATTAACGATGCCATCGGATGACCAACACCACTCTGTTTGGTTGTTAAACACCCACCACCATTACCAATACCAACCCTGATATAATCAACACAGTTTTGTTGTGCATACCAAGTATATGTTTCTGGATTGGCTATATTTCCAACCATAATCTTAATGTCTGGTCTGAATTTTTTAATCATCTTTGCAAATTCAACAATTTTTTCCATGTGACCATTAGCAACGTCAATAAGAATATGTGCATTACTGTGAAATCTTAAAAACATTGTTGGTACGTGTTCTAAAATATCGTTGAATCCCAGACTAATAAACACTTTATCATAGAACTGCATGTTTTCATTACGTACATATTCTTTGAATTGATCATATTTTATGGTTCTTGGTAGAGTAACATTGATTTTGCCGTCCATAAAATAATCCATATTCTTAAGATCAACCACCGTATCCATTGGTGCTGTAAATAGTGGAAATATTTCAGGTAATGTAATGTCTTTATAACGACTACTAATATCTGAACGAACGTCAGGTACTATCAGAATGTCATCAAAATCAAATTTTATGTCTGTGATCATAGTGTTTTTAAATAAAAGAAGTGTGTGCCTTTGGCAAATAAAGTAAATTTAAATGAGTTTTAAGTTTTGAGGCTTAAATTTTGACGATATGAATCCATGATTATTGAACATTCTTATTCGCTATCGTTTACCATTCAGAAGCAATGTAATTGCCCAAAATTTAACTTTAATTGTTACTCGATCACACACTCCAGTTTTTCTTACTGTACTTCTTCTTTAGGGACTATTTCTTCTTCTCCCCAAGGAATGTCAGTGGTGTAATTGAATGTGTCAATTTCTTCTTGTAGTGCATCTACTTTTGTCTGAAATTCTGCAACCATTTGATTACGTGCAGCTTCATCAATCTGAACACAGTATTGAATTGTTGTTATATCAGAATAACCTACCATCTGTTTACCTTCTTTAATAGGCACTTCATTCCAGAAAGCAATAAGTGCTTTATATTCTGAAATCGTGTAAATGCTTGCCTGAATTTCACGGTTTGCTTCATTGATTGCATACTTCAATCCAATCAAATCATTGATCTTACCTTTTAATTCTTCGTACAGTTTTGGTACGTTATACTTAGTTGCATCGAGTGAATCCTCTGAATATGAATTCTTTGTTTGAATTTGAGTTTTCAGACGTGCGATGTCGCCAACTAATTTTTTTCTTAATTTAAGTGCTTTGTGAAGTTTCATATACTTTATTTATTTTAGAATACAATATTAATCAATATAATTGTTATTTGCAACAGTTTTTATATTTTTGTTTTAATACGAAAATCAACTGACCAGCCAGTGGGCATGAAAAGTGGTTGCATTGTGTCAACAAAATGATTTCTCCAGAGTTTTACAAATTCTTCGATTTTATCTTCTGTGTCAAGTTTTTGTACAACATGATAACCATGATCAAATTCTTTACGATAATCAATTTTGAAATGATAGAGTTCATCAATGTGTTGTTTTCTTAACAGCAAATACAACTTATAAAATTGAATATAGTTATATTTCTTCAATGTTTCAAAAGGTATGCAAGTATTGTCAGCAAGATATTGTAATTTCTCCAGTATTGCTTCTTGTGACAATCTACCATAAGTCTTGAACAATGAATGAATGGTGTTCAATATAATAGCATTTGGCTTACCAAGTTCACGTAGTTTAGCTGTGTACTCAGTATTAAGTTCACCAATTGTTTTTACATCATATATTTTGGCAACTTCGTCTTTAAATACATTTGCTTTTTGTTCATATTCTGAATGTATTTCGAAATTCATTAAAACCACGTCATGATGATTCTTTGATTTGTACTGTTCAGGAAAATATGTACGATAGCAATAAGGCACAATATGATGCCGTTGCAGACCGTCACTAATACCAGTGACAACGCATTGTACAATACGAATTGAGCGACCAAATATTTCGTTATCCTCAAAGCCATTGCCTTTAGGTTCGAAAGTTAATTTAATCGATCTTTCGCCATTGATGGTCTTAGCCAGATTTCTCTCCAGATACCAGAATGCTTTCTTTTCGCCACATGTAAACATATGCCGTCCATTCGGGTGGTATACTTTCCAGTTCTCTGTGCTAAGATTTTTACTACCTACTTGTAAGATATTATTTTTCTCCATTGTAAATTTTCATAAATAAATCACGAATGTCACTAATCGGCAGATCAGTGATCATCCAATTATAATCATCATCTAATGTTCTTTTAAAGTTACCCATAGCAACACCTAATGCTTTTCCTTTAAGTTCAGGTAGCCATTCCATAACAACGTTTCCGTTGAATTTTTCTGCAAGTGCCTGATCAAGTTCATCTTGTACTTGTAAATCATGAAGCTGTTCTAAAAGATTTGCTTCTGGAAATGCAGTATCAATGTCAAGGATATACATGTCTTTGTCTTCTTCAAAAAGATAACTGGTATGAATGTTGTAACTCTTAAGATATTCTAAGAATTGGTGATATGAGCCACGTCTACGATTTCTTTTTTTATCTATACTTTTAAGGTTTTCCATTTGAAACATTTCTGTGTCAAAATATTTACCATCGATTGCAAACTTATAGATTTCTTCAAGTGTGTCAAAACCTTTTAAGTATCTGTCATAGTCGTAACCACCAAAGTCAAATATTCTTCTTACATCATTAGTAAGCAGGATATTCTTTGAGTGTGTACCTCTTCCATTTCTATACTTATAGAACAGACCTTCCCAGCCATATGACAAATTAAACTTATGATAAGTTTTACCCATGATGTTGCCAAGCGGGTCATATGAAAAGTAAACCAATGCTGATTCCCATTTAGTTTCAAGTATAGGAATAAAATCTACTTGAAATCCCTGATAATCGAATGAATGTACGCCACCATTACTGTAAATAGCTTGTGGTTTAAATACATTCTCAATATAATTTCTCCAATTAACAATATTATTGTCAGGAACACAAATTAATAAATCCAAGTCACCGTGATCAGCTTTTGTGCGATAACAAGTGACAATGGCAGTATTGTACACCAAGTCTTCTTTGACACGTGTTTGGAGTTCGTATCCGATTTTTCGAAATTCGTCAGTGTTCTTTCTTTCAGTATGAACACCATACTTGTTTAATGCTCTTCCACCCATAATAGATTTGTTTAATATAATTATATGCAATTATACGAAAACAAATCCATATAGTTACATAATTTTAGAAAATTCTGAAAGAAATTATTGTATCGCTGGTTTCTGGCTCTGAGAATGTCCAGTTTTCTGTCTCTTCATTTTCGTCAAGAAACTCCTGAAGTTTTTCTAAGTCTTCAGTGTATGCTTCAAGTAATAATTCTTCAGGACTTGATGATTCAAAGCTGAATTCTGGTTCTTCACCGTCTTCATCAACAGGTGCTTCGATTTCTTCACTATTTTTATTTAAATCGTATGTCCAGATTATACAATTTCCTTTTACTATTAATTCTCCCTTTAGACTTTCTGACAATCCACTTTCATGTATCTTGTCGAATAATTCGTTGATATTCATACTGATTATAATTTATCGTAAAATAATTTTTACCATAAATAGAGCGAATGTCGTAAAAGGATTGATTTTAATTAAAATTATTGTTGTTCTACTTGTGTTGGTGAGCCACTTAATTGAGCTAATGCGTGTGAACCACCTTCAACAAACCAGTCTGCAATGTCTGAACGTTGGTGTACAACATTGAGCATTCTGTCAATAAGGAGTAATTTTTCTTCTGGACTGGTTGCTCTTAATAACTGTACAAGTAGTTCTTCAAGTGGTTTTAAACCATAATCACTAATAAAGCCACCCATTCTACCTTCAGGGTCATTCATGTAATAGTCAAAAAATCTACCACTCATTAAATCATAAAGCATACCCCTAATATCTTCTCTATCCATTGATTCTGGATTATAATTGTCGTCAAAGTATTCTTGAATGAATGGATGTATTTCTGTGCTACATGGTTCGGCTTCAGGTACTGGTTGTTTTTGTTTATAACCGCTTTTAGGATTATCATATGGTATTTCAAGTTGATTTGTATCAACCTTTTGTGGCTTGAATAAACAATTTAGTTGCTGATCTACCCAATACCCAATATTTTCATCAAGTGCTTCCTGATCTCCCCATTGTGTATGACCTGCTAAGTTTGTAAAAATACTAACTTTGCTGGTATTTTCAATCATCAAGTCTTCAATTATTTCTAAGCCTTTCGTATCTCTGACTGAGCCATATGTCATAAAATCTTCCCAAATCTTTTTTAGTCTGGGAAACGGTACAACACTCCAAGGGACATGCTTAGTAAAATCTGGTGTGTTATGATAAAGAAAATCGTCAAACAAACTTCGTTTCAATTCATCTTCTCTCTCAAATTGTGTGTAATCAATATCATCATCATGACTATAATTGATTTCTTTGAGTAATTTAACAAATTCTTCCTTTATAATAGTGTTTATGAATTTCATAAAACAAATTTCATATAAATAGTTTAAATTAAAAGAAAAAAGCCAGTGTGTCTGGCTTTTATATTTCAATAACTACTGGCGCATTCACACATAAGTAATCGTCATTAAGATTACTGGCATTAATGAATGTTGTATTTTCAATTATTTTAATGCCATACCCGCTATGAACATGCCCGAAACAATGTATTTTGGGTTTAATTCTATTCATAACCTCCCAATATAATGATGGTGAGCCAGTATGATGATTACTATATATGCCGAAATCCATGATACTATGTGGTGCACTATGTGTAATTAGTACATCAGTATCATCTGGAATTGCTTGCCAATGTTGTACAAGTTTTTCTTCAGGACGATTGAATGCCCAATTCATAAATGGTAATTGTACTGGTGAACCATAGAATTTTACTCCTTCGATTTCTATACCACTATCTTCCAAATAAATTACGTTCTTTGGTACTTTTTCTAATGCCAATAAACGACTATTTTCAAAAAGCATGTCATGATTTCCAGCAATAATGAGTTTATGGTTATGTGGAAGCATAGAGTACCATTTCATAAAATCAACAATTTCATGACTATGACCAACACTGGTAAAGTCACCACAATGAATAACAACATCCGCATCTGGCAATTTGCCTAAACGCTTATGTTTATTATGAGTATCAGATATAATACAAATTTTCATTATTTTAATTTTTCTGGCTTCTTAATATATTTACCAGCAACTAAATCACAAGTTAAATTATCAATACTTGTTTCAACATTGGTGAAGACTTTAAAAGGAAACAAATATTCAATCTGATCTTCCGAATAATAGTTTAATTCAAAGTTGTAATGTGTATCACCAGTGTTATACCAAGTACATAAAATATTTATTGCGTAAAGGTGCTTATTTTTTTTGACATTTTCAGGTAAAAATTTAAATTTTTCAATAATTGTTTCATTTACATGATTCTTTTGAAGAAATTCAATGAATCCTTCTTTGCTATAAGCAGTTGGAAATATTCCCATGTGTTTTATGTTTTTAAATAAAAGTAATTACTTTTTTGGCATAGGTTTTACTACAATGTTGAATGTATCTTTTTGTGTTTTTGCTTGTTCCAGATTGCTTTCAACAGCTTTAGATTTTTCTATGGAGTTTAATTCAAGCATTTGTTTTAGAAGATTTTTATTTGTCTGTCCATAATCAATAACCATTATTAATTGCTTTTTGTTGAAATCTTGAAAACTGTTAAATTCTTTAAGACCATCATCATATACTTTGTCAATTCTACCGTTAACTGCTTTAAAACCATTTTCTGTTTCTTGTTTTAAGTCTTTAACTGCCTGTGTGTTTTCTTGTAAGGTTTTTTCAAAATTACCTACTTTATTAAGACTTTTTATTTTAATTTGACCCAATATAAATGCTCCGCAAATTAAAAGTACAGCAATCCTAATAACCCATTTTATTACCTTCTTAGATTTGGTTGGTTTTAATTCTATGTCTTCTGTTATGTCTGAAAAAATGTTTCCCATTGTTTTATCGTTTTATCACTAAATGTAATTAACCGTCATTTATAAATACTAAAAAATGACGGTTAATACGTAAAAACAATAAAAAACAGGTATTTTATTTACTTCAGTAACGGTATGTCCTTCAATGACTTAATTCTCATATGACCAACATCATGTTTTAAATTCCAAGGTGCTGAGTATAAGTATGTAAAGATACCTCCATTGTTTAATTCTACAAAATTTTCAAATGAATCATCCACAAATATTTCTACACCAGCGTCTTTAGCGACCTGAACTTTACTTTGACGAACCTCTATACTATATACTGGTTTTGCAGGAAAATGATGTTTGTCAAGCCATGCCTCAGACACTTCTTTGGATACTGGTCTTGATGTTATGTAGCAATGTGGTTCAAAAGGCAAGTCTTCTGGACTCATTAATGGTTCTACATTATTTAAATAAAAATCATCCAGAGTACCTGCTTCACGCATTGCCTGAAACCTTTTACCAACCTTTCTGTCGAGATACCAAGAATTTGGCGATACTTCTACTTCAGGATATAATTTATTCCATGCTTCTGTCCAGTTAGCAATAACACCATCTAAATCTAAGCCGATTTTTGGTAGTTTAAGATATCTTTTTGGTCTATCATCACCCTGTGGAAAGGTGTAATAGAATGCATTGAGGAAATGTACATTACAAGCTGCGTGAGCAATATGTAATCTACCGCTTTCTTTATCATAATCTTCGCCTCTTTCAATAGCAGCAATATGCCTTTTAAGTGATGCCAGTACAGAAGTCCAAGATAATCCGTTTTCCCAATTACGGTCAAAATATTTTTCTGCTCCATCCGTAAGAACTTGGACAAAATCTGCAAATGCATGTGGTTCAACTAAATCGTATCTTTGTTTTCCTTTATTGAATCTAAGACCAGAACCTTTGCCAGTTGTTGCAGTAGTGTCCTTTTCAGAACTTTTTTCTTTCTTTTTCTCGTTGTTTTCCATTATTATTTCTTTTACTAAATTCTCATTTTTCATATTTGTCGTTTTTTATATAATTTCTTTTTTAATTGATTCATTTTGTCAAGAACATCATGTCGTTTATAGTTAGGTTTGTTTGGGTGTTCAATAACAGTACCCAGCAAATCAATTTGTGATTGTAAATGAAGTTTTATTATTTCATTTGTTACAATCTTCGCTTGTTCAGTTGAAACACCTGTGTTATCAACAATCAATTCAATTATTTCTTTTTCCATATCCATATAGGTTCTCCAAACATTCCAACAGTATCTGATGATATACTCATTGGTCTCTTGGGCATTCTGAGTCCAATAGCACCAACATAATCATATAGACCTGTGCTTGCAATGAAGTCATTCATGCCGTCACAAATCGGGTATAATTTCTTTCTTGTATAAATGTCGCTGATATTGATAATGAGAAGTCCGCCACTCTTAAGGTTCTCGCTTCTGAGTTCAATGGATTTAAATAAAAAATCTTTCATCCAAGAATCAAATCCATGATACATTTTATATGACTGCTGATCGCTTTGATCATATTTCTCTTTGTCGAAGTACGGTGGTGAAGTAAATATCATGTCAAACTGGTCACCTAATCGTAAATTTTCATCTTCTGCACGTCCACAAATAGGATTAATTTCTTTTATTTTGCCCCAGATTGCATCATATGCTCTGATCTGTTTACCATAACCTTCAAATAAATTAATATTCGGGTCAATGCCAACATATCTCTTTACGTAACGTGAAGCATGTGCAGCAAGTAATCTGTCACCCCAACCCATGCTGAAATCCAAAACGGTGTTAGGTTTATATATATCATAAATTGTTTTGGCAACAGATGGTCTGAATTGCGCTGCGATGTACTTTCTAAGCGATATTAAGTTGCGGAGTACTGTTGGGTTGATCTCTTTGACTTTGAGGCTAAAGAGTGCCTTAAAGAGTGTTAATCTAAATCTTTCATTCTCCCAAGTCTTCTGTGGAGAAGGATAACCAGTTGCATCACATTTCCAGCGTTCAACCTGATGAAAATAATCAGATGCTTTATTACCTATATTTGATAGATCGATATAATGATCAAGAAATGAATATTTGTAATTAAACTTGTTAATCCATTTGCCATGCTTGAATAGTTCTGTTTCTGTTAGATTTTTCAGCGCATAATATTCATCTTTGACATTTGCCAGTATAAGATCACGATATGGAAGATTAATATTGAACAGTACAATTGCATCAGATATTTCTTGAATGATGAATTCTTGAGAATACAGGTGAACTATATTGCTCCAGTCTTCCTGATTTACAATCAATTCGTTTGCAATTACGTACTTTTTAAATATGTTTTCCATGATTATGCAAGTGCTCCAAATTCAATATTAACCAATTCGTTGTAGATAACATCCCAATCCCAATATGTTGGCATGAAGCCACCCATTGCATAGTTTGGTGTACTTAACCATACCCTGAAATTTTCTTTGCCAAAAATTTCAATACTTTTTCTAATTGCTTTAATCATTGTAGTCTATTTCTTTACCAAATTTTAACATTTCTTCAAAAGTCTTTACTCTGCCTTCGTATTTTGCCTTTAATATTTCAAACGTTATTGAGGAACGTTCAGCAGGAAGAGTTTTTATAATGTCTGAATATCTTTGTACTTCACCAGCACTTATTACAAGTAAGGCTTGTATTTCTTCAATACTAAATAAAAGACATTTCATTTTTCGAATACTTTTACGCCAAACGTTTCTTCAAGTTTTTTATATGGTGCTTCTTCAGTTACGGTTTCTGTTTTAATATCATCACCAACTGAATACACTTCCAGTTCGGTTACATCCATTTGATAATCTTCAGTGGATTGCATCTTTTCTTCCTTTGTTTTAGGACGAATCTTTACAACATAACTAAAAATACCACGTAGAAATCCGGGTGGAAGATCAGGATGCGAAACGATTCTGAGCGAACCATAGGGTTTGTCATCATCGTTTCCACGTAAAATCCAACGTGCGTCTACACGTAGTTCAGTTACGTATCCTTTTAGTCTGTCCCAATACGTATTATTTAAATCGATGTTTTCCATTACTTAATAAAAATTTCCCATATACACCATGCACCGCCACCAAAAAGTATTGCGGTAAATATCAGATTCATAATCCAATCAATAATGGTATTTACTACTGTCCAGAATTTTTTCATTCTTATGAGTTTATAATTAAATTATTTTTCACAATCACCACATTTACATGTAGTACCATCGGGATTTATTGTTATATTACCGATACGACTTGGCATCCTTCTTTCAGGACAACCATGAATTTCCATAGCACGAACTGCCAGTGCAGCCACTTTACGTAATTCTTCAAGTGCATCATCTTTACGTAAATGATATACTTTGTCTTTTGCTTTGCTTAAATGGTATTCAATATAATTGACCCATTCTGATACAGGTTTTTCTTCGTCTGGAGAATCGCCACGTTGACCACTCTCTCCAACTATGTCCTGATAATTTCTTTCGCCATCAATGCGTTTGTAAACATCTTTTCTTTCCATTTTTAATCCGTTTGTTAAGTTAAATCCAACATTAATTGTATTACTAATTATACTACTAAAACTTTCTAAGTCAAATCTTTCACTCTGAACATATTCAATCATGTCTTCAACAGAATCAAATATAATAAAGTGTGAAGGATTCAGTTTTACGTTTTTATCTTGTTTGAGTTTGTAGCCATGTGTAAGTGAGTTACCAAGACCAATTAAAATATAGTCTGCAGTCAGAGGTTCACCAATATAAATTGTGTTATTATCTTTGACTTCGGCTTCATGTACTCTTCTTTGTAGTTCATAATCTATTGTTTGCCTGATTTGTGTTAAATCAGTCCAAAAATGACTATTAGGTATTACATGCATGTAATGAGCAGCACTACTTCTCTTAGGATAAAGTGCATCATGTATTTTTTGTAAATCTGGTTGTTCTGGCATTTTCTTTTCCATGTTTTTTTCTATATTAGTTGGTAAAAATAATTCATTTTCGTTAGGATAAATCCCACAATCCAAGTCAGGTTGAATCTGTGTTGCTTTCTTGAACTTCTCAGCAACCTTTTTTATATAGTCGTCAATTTGATCGTCAGGTATATTGCCAACTTGTATTTTAAAAACTTTTTTAATGCGATTATCACCCACTATATTATAGTTGGGAGTATCACCACTGACAGGTGGATACCAGATATCCTGATCAAAATTTTCTAAAGGTTTTATATCAGCCATCATATATGGTTTTTTCTCAAAAGGCTTTCCATCAGCTAACTTATAGCGTGACTTTATCGACAATTTTGGTGCGAATTTGCCTTCAGTAAATTTTTTCGTTGGTTCATGCTCTGGTGAGTCACTACCTGCTCCTGTATATCCTGTTACCATTATTTCTTGCGTGCTGATTTACGTGATTTTTTCTGCGTGCGATTTTTTGCTTTCCTTTTTTGTTTGTATGCAGTACCGAACTGTTTCTTTGGATGATATCTCTGGTGAGATTGTTTTAATGCTTCAACTAACTTAGCACGTTTTTCTTCTTCGGTAAGTTCTTTCTTCTCTGTTTCTCCCTGATTCTGTTGTACCAAGTCTGCTTCGACTTCAGTTGCAACTTCTTTATCAATTTCACTTACTATAAGTTTAAGTTCTTCGGGAGTTTTAACTGACGGTGCGCCAGTTGCGTTTTTATCATCTACCATGTTATATATGTTAACTCTAATATTATTTTGCGTAAAACTACACAATCCGTAGCAAATATGCAAGAAAAAAGGGGCGATTGCCCCTTTTTATTTTTATTCGACTGTTTCAACCTTTACAAGTACCTTATACTTTTCTAAAAGTCTGTCGATAGTTTTTTGGTATTTCTGAAGTGGATGATCTACTTCTGGAAAATGATTTTCAGTCTGAGAAAAACTCTTACCTCTGGCGATGCCATAGGCAGCGTACATTATTCGTAAGTCTTCTCTATTTGTCTGATGCTTGTATGTGGCATCTTTTGTTGACATTTTTCTTTCGCCAACTATATGTACGTCTTTTCTCTGATTCTTTAAGAACTTCTGTTCTTCTGCTTTGGTTTTAATGTCTTCCTTCATTTTTGAATAATTGAATTTTACTATTGTTTCCATAATAATGTGTATTAAATTTTAATAATTAATTTTAGTTTTTATTTAAAACTGGTTCTCACTGAGTAATTGCCAATTTTCGATTCGCAATTTGCGAATTGCGAATCTGGTAAACCTCACATCATTACGGGGGTCTGGTTGTCATCTATAAATGTTTCATGGCTTTAAAATTTAGTTGCGAGTTTAATTATTAGTTGCGACTTCAACTTCACTAAGAGCTAAGTCTAACTTATCTGTATGCTTGCGCATTTCAGGCGTACCATAATAGCAAATACTGGTCAACTGATCGTTAATGTCGGGTTCTGTGAATGCAACGACATCAGCACCATTGTCCTGTAATTTGTAAAATAGTCTTTGAAGTTTTTCTTCGTTATCGACAGATAACGAAATAAGATAATTGGATTGCTGTTTCCATTCAGCAAATTTGTCGGGAAACTGCTGAACGAATTCAGCAATTGCGTGTCCTGACTGGACGAGTTGATAACCTGCAGTAAGGTCTTTTCTTGTGACTGTTACTAACTTAACCTACATTAAGCCAGTGCCACCATCCATCAAAATTTTGTTTTTCATCGTTTTTCTTTGTTAATTAATATTACTCTGTAGACTTATAAATACTATTGAGATACAAAATTAGTCAAAGTTTTTTAATTTCCAAATTATTCTTCATTTATTTTTGTACTTCCGACAGGAATCGAACCTGCACAAATTGGTTTTAGAGACCAATGCCTTTTGCCACCCAGCCCCGGAAGCGTTTTATTCTACTGCTCTAACCAGTTTCTCCCATGTATGAGGTTTCGTTTCATTTACATCAAAAGGCATGTTATTTTCAGCATGAAACCATTGTAAATGAACATGACTGTAATAGCATTCACCAACATCGGTGGTTACCGTTTGTAATTCTAATGGTAACTCTTTTCTTACATTAATTTTAACAAGTGCTTTCATTCTAATTCTAAGTTTTTTATTAATTGAAGTATCTTCAAAACATCATCCAACTTTACCAATTTAACGGTATATGGTTTATATTTTTTATCTTCCCAATAATTTACAGGTATGGTAGTCACAGGCAGTGAATTAATTTTTTCTTTTATTATGTTTAATTCTTCTTCCATTTTATTCGTCCTCCAATTTAAATATTCTCTTCCTTATTATTGCATAGTTTGTAAAACACAAACACATTGTTTTAAATTCTCCGTTTTCTTTTGCTACCTGATAAATGTACTTTTCACCAGTTGTTATTGTTCTTTGTAATTCATTCACATCAATACCCCACTCCTTTCTTTCTTCTGGAGTGCTATTTATTATAATATAAAAATATCCATCACAAATACGTGGGCATTCGGAAACAGGGTAAGTACGTTTAAGAAGTTCAAAATCTTTCATCTAATTTAAAAACATTCTGTTGAAATCATATGAAAATGGTATGGTAAAATGATTCGGATATTCTAATATTACTGATTTACCAGTATCATTATGAATGTTTTTATCAAGTATCATAATCGCCATGCTATTAAGATTTTTTGCAAGAATTAACTGATCAGTTTCATTTGCACACAATACACCGCCATCGGGCATAGCAATACGACTAAAAAGATTCATTTCGCCTTTTTCGTTTCTGCTTCTTTTAATGCAGCCGAAATAAATCCTGTCTTTATCAGGTTTTGCAACAAACATTTCTGTAATTTCAACTTTCAACTGGTTTTTCATAATTCTTAATTTTCTACTTATACGTATATAAATAAGTAAAAGTTACAAAAAGATTGAAAATTTTTCATGTTGGAATTTCTTTGGTAGCGGATAAGGGATTCGAACCCCTGACCCCTTATGGGAGTTCTGGCTTATGAGACCAGTGAGATAGACCAACTTCTCTAATCCGCAGTCTGCGGAGAGTGAGGGATTCGAACCCTCGGTGCGGGTTACCCCGCACGTCAGTTTAGCAAACTGGTGGTTTAAGCCAACTCACCCAACTCTCCAATTAAGCCAATTCTGATTCTTTAACAGTTCCTGCTTCAAATTCTTTTAAAGAATATTTTTGTGGAAATGAATTTGCATCCAATGGATTAACATTTTTCCATATTTCTAAATCTTCTTCATTCATATCTTTATAGGTATTTTCCATAGGGTCATCTATTTTGCTTTGAATAAATGCCAAAAGATATTTATGTGCCTCAATTTTATTTTCTGCCATTACGAAAAATCGCATGCCCCAATCATTTGGGTCGAAAAGATATAGTTTCATATTATTATTTTCTTTATAATTAATTAGTTTTAACGCTCTTTTCAGTTCTGCTTTTGTCATATTGGCATATCCACCTTTATCGAGAAAATCCTTGGTGAGAAATTGCCAGTCATATTTTTCATCACGAATATCAATATCGTTTTCATATAGATAGTGAAGAAAATCTGTTAAAATACTTTGCATATCCATGTCATCTTATTTTTCGTTTCCGAATTCTTTTACAATTTCGGGATTTGGTTTTTCAAATGCTTCTGAGCATTCACTGAGATACCAAGAATATAATTTTTCTTTTGCAACGCCTCTGGCTGCACTTCTGCAATCTGACCAACGATCACCTTTCATTAAATCCAGAATAATTTTTTCTAATTGTTCTGCATTTGCACTTGCGTTTGCTTCACTAAACATGCCCATGATTATTTATTTTAAATTTAACCTAATAAACCTAATTGACCTGCTCCGTTTTTATACACACGTCTTCCCCAATTGTCGGTGTATTGATATACGCCTTGCATAAAGTGTGGAAGTTCAGGCATTGGATATTCTTCAGGAAAATTATCTTTGTGTGCAATAATCACTTCATCACTGATTTTAAATGCCATAATTGCTTCCTGAGAATAATGTTCCATTGTGAATTTAATTATCTGAAATATTTCGTGTCTGGTGCATGCAATCCTGCAAGGAATCATCCTGTCAATATATAATTCACCAGTAGGACTTACCCACTGACCTTTTGCAGTTTTCATGATTGTTACACCACCAGTAAGGTCTTTTACGAATGTATCCCATGCCTTGTGATGCTCATAGGTAAATTCTTTCTCCTTATTATTGGATGCAGGTACTAATATTTCCCAAAGTTCTTTACTCATTGTTATCTTATTTCAATTACTGCACCAAAAATTTCTAATTCGGTTTTAAACAATGTTGCATTTTCTTTTGATGCTTTTTCCAATATTTTACATGGAGCACTCTCAACTAATGTTTTTGCTTCAATGAGAGTTAAATTTCTTAATTCTTTAGTTTTTTTGATTATCTGCAGTTTCTGTCCACCAACTTCTTTCAAATAAACATCGAATTCAGTCTGTTCTGGGATAACAACTTCAACTGTTGGCACTATTCCAACAGGTACAGATACATTAGCGGGTTTGATGCCATAGTCGTTTTCAAGAATATTAACCAATTCTTTTGCTTCTAATACTGTCAGTTTCGACAGGGTATCGGCTATTGCGAATAATTTCGGATTTGTTTCCATTTTTTTATTTCTAAATTTCGTTATTAATTTCGTTACGTGTTTCTTTTTTTATTGCTTGTCTTTGTGATGCATTGAAGAAATCCAGACGCTTAATGCCTTTACCATAACTTTTTAAAAAACCACCGCCTCTACCCCAATGGAGTTTCTTAGCGACCTTTCTCAATTTGCTTTCTGCTGTCATGATTCTTTTATATAATATCCATAAACACATCTTTTACCGTCTCTTGAACAATCGTGTGTGTCATTAATCACACCATCAATAACTGCAACCAAGTGTCTTGAAAGACTGGCAATGATTCTACCTGCTGGTAATTCTTCTTTTAAAAGATGAACTCTGCAGCCAGTACCGATTCCCATTGTTGCTTTCCATGTATATCCAAGTTCTTTGAGATATTTATCATAGACTTTTTTTACAACACCTGTTCGGGCAGCACTTACTTTTACATATTTAGTGCCATACATGCTTTTTTCTTTTCTGTAACCCAACTTTTCGTTTTTGCTGAGTTCATTCATTGCGTCATAGACTTCTTGATATGGTTTCTGTGTAACGATTGTAATTGCACGTGTAACGCAATCACCTGTTTGTCCTTTAAAACCAGCAGACATTCTGCCACCGTCATTGAATAGAAAGTTTGTCATACTTTAAATTGTTTTGCAATTATACGAAAAAGAATTGATATAAGTTACAAAAAATCAAAAAATAACATGAGCGTAGCCAGAATTTTGTTTTATTTCATCATTTATCTATGCCTTAACCCGACTATCATAGAGTTGCTTTCCCTCTAAGTCTGTTTAAGTTGCACCCTGTGCGGTGGTAACGGCTGCCGAAAAAAAGTCCTACTCTTTCGAGTTTGGCTTAACTTAGACACAGCCTCCCGCAGTTAGCAATGGTGTTCTGAACTTCCTCTTGTTGTCTGCCCGAAGGCATAATCCCGAAGGTCAACAAGCGATGAATCCTCTTTGTTATTCTTTGAAATTTATGCAAATGTAATAAAATATTTGTTCAAAATTGTTATTTGTTCAAAAATTATACTATTTATAATGAATTTAAATTATGTATTGTACAAAATGTAAAAAAGATAAAGACGAAGAATGCTTCAGAGAAAGAAAAGGTCTGAAAAGAGGTCGTCAATCTTGGTGTAAAGAATGTGAAGCAGAAGCAAATCTTAATAGATATGTCCCCAAGCCAAGAAAACCAAGAGTAATAAAACCTTATGATGCAAAAGCAGCACTGGTTAGAATGCTTAAAACTCGTTACAATATAACTTATGATGAATATATTCAATTTTATAATTCTCAGGAAGGAAAATGTGCAATCTGTAAAACACCAAAACCATTAGGTACTGTAAGCGGTTTATATGTTGATCATGATCACAAAACTCGAAAAGTTAGAGGTCTTTTATGTCCAGATTGCAATTCAGCAATTGGTAAATTAAAGGAGAGTGAAGAAGTGTTAATGAATGCAATTGAATATTTAAAATCTTCTAAGTAGTTGATAATCAAATCTGTTCAATTTATGCGTTTGTTCAAGTTCCGTGAACAAAGGGCATAAATTGAACAAGAATTGTCGATATGTGGGGTAGGTCTATGCCATGTTACACATCTATTTGGAGCGAGATATGGGATTTGAACTCTCGACCTGAAACTTGGCAAGTTCCTGCTCTACCACTGAGCTAATCTCGCATGTTGTTATTCCAGCAAAAAATCTTTTGCAAATAATATGCATTTTTTTTGATTATTTAATGGATTGGTAATTCGTAATCTTTGTGTTTCTTTCGAACATTCTTTAACATCAATAATATATACGTTTTCAGTTTCTATTTCAACCACAGCAAAGTAATCAATTTCATCGCTGGTATATTGTTTATGACCACTCTTAGAAACCGATGCTGTTCTAAACTCAATATAATTTTTTTTAACGTTTGCTGTTTTTACTTGCACTCTTAGTAAATGACCTTTTCTGTCATCAGCAATTAGATCATATCTACATTTATTGACTGGTCTCGATAAAATATACCCAGCTTTCATTAATCGAAGTACTGCAATATATTCACAATGTTCACCTTTTAAATCTGTATTCATACTGCAAATATAGTTATAATTATGCAATCATGAAAGAATTTTTTTATTTTAGTGTATCAGAAGGGACTTGAACCCTCACAAGCAACCGTCTGGAAGCTGTTCTATCCAATTAAACTACTGACACATGTTGCAGAGTTTCCCCTGCAATTTTAATCCTTTAAGGCATTAGCCTAAAAGTACTCAACTTATTTTTAAGTCTTTCGTCAGCAAGCCAATACTTGTAACCATCAGCCTTTTCATAGGCATCAAATTGAGTCATGGCACTAACGTAAAACTTTTGGATTTCACTATCCGTAGACGTGATTTCCACAAACCAAAGTCTCATAATTTTCGGATGCTTTCTGTAATATGCATCATCTTTTACGAGTTCCAGCTTTTCTTGCTTTTTTGTTTGTCTAAATAACATTTCAATCGCAATTTACCATAGCAAGAATGGTAATTACGATGTGTTGAGATACTTCATATTTTTAGTTTTAATTTTCATTTATCTTTGCATTTTTAAACGTCTCATTAGGAGAAGGTAGTTTAGTATATTCAATTTCAAAACATCCTACTTTTTCAATTGTCCCGCCAATGAAGATACCTTTTTCGGCTTCTTCTTTACTTGGGTAAGGATGATTAGAAATAAATAGTTTCTTTGTGTAAACGTCAATGTGAATATTGACCCAACCTTTTTCAGTTTCCATAATATACAATTTTAATTAAAATTATCCAACTTCAGTTAACAGTTCTTCAATACCTAATTCACCGATATAAATAGTTTTTGTTTTCAAGTTAATGTTTATAAAATCGATTATCTTATCTTCATCATCACAGTTTGGTAAAACTATTGAAAAATCATTTGCTTTACTCCAATCAAGTAAAAAATCAGTCAAGATATCAAGTTCACTATCTTTAGTCATTTTAAAACTTTAGTACCCCCAGAGGGATTCGAACCCCCAATCTCCACGTTCGTAGCGTGGTGCGTTATCCAGTTGCGCCATGAGAGCATTATATTGTAAACCTTTTTCTCATTTTCTGAGTATCGGGTTTTGATTGTTCAGACAGTAATTCGTTTTGCTTACGTACCTTTTCTAATCCTTGTAACCACTTTTTTGATTTATAATCTATTTTACGTGTTTTCATTACTTTTTATTGTGTTATAAACCCCAATTATTGGGGTTTTTTGTACCCTTGGCAGGAGTCGAACCCGCAACAAGGAGTTTCGAAGACTCCCGTTCTATCCATTGAACTACAAAGGCATTTATATTTCATATTCTTTTAAAAATTCATCAAATTCTTTACATTTTTCGCTTAATGCTTTGATTTCTTCTTCACATTCTTCAGTATAATCGTCATCAAATCTAAGCATTGCAACTTCTCTTTTTATTCTTTCAACCGTCACTCTTGTGTTCTGAACTTTTTTATATAATTCAGGTGTCATTTTTGAAAAGTCAATCATTTTATTTATTCTTAGTACTCCCATCGGGAATCGAACCCGAATCTAAGGTTTAGGAAACCCCAATTCTATCCATTATACTATGGGAGCATGTTAATTTACTTTTTCATAACCAATATTCAAACTTGCAGTCTTTAACGGTTCAATTGTTTTAGTAAAATGTCCTTGAAGTCTTGCTTTAATGTCTTCCATTATTTCTTTAACTTCTTCATTGGTAAATTCTTTTTCTCTTTCAACCGTTATAACAACTCTTGCTTTTGACATAAATCAATAATTTTATATTTGATATTAATTAAATCGCCATCATTAGTTAAATACTTGTCCATGTCGTCTCTGCGTCCTTCTCCATACACAATTATGATTGTATTTCCTGTTTCGTCAAGAAAGGCATAACCTTCCATTGTAAATTCTTTTTTATTTTCGACATACACCATCGGGTGTTTCATTTTCACAATTGTGTGTTTCATCAGTTCGTTTTTTATATCGTGTTGCAGCTTTTTTCAGTGCTTCATTGGGTTTAGAAGGATTTGATAATTCATTAAAGAAAATATCAACATCTTTTTCATAAGGTGCATAAATTACTTCATTACAGCAGATCACAAAATCTTGATGATCTGGTACTGCAATTACTTCGTTACATTTCGTACAAATTACAGTTCTCATTTATTATTTTTTAGTACCCCTACGGGGAATCGAACCCCAATCCGTGGTTTAGAAGACCTCTGTACTATCCGTTGTACTATAGGGGCAATTATTTTTCAATTATTTCATAATTTACAAAGCACATTGAAACCAGTGCGCATCCGTATCTTATGTTGTTTGGTACTGAACCACCTTGTGTCATTAGCTGTGGTTCTCCCAGAAATAATCCTTGGTTTTTATAAGTCTTTTCAAATAAATTACTTAAAACCAAATAGAGTCTTTCTTCGAGCATATCAATTGCGAATTTTCCATGAACTTCACAAACCAATCCGCCAAATTTCTTGTCGAAATTTTCATCCTTATACATCCATGCGTAAGCAATACCTGCGCTGATATATTCACCAAATTCTCCAAATTCACAAGACATTATGCATTTCATTTCACTTCCATAATCGTCAAGATCAATTTCATCAAGAGAAAGTAACTCAGCATTTGGTGATAGTACTGAACTATATGTCTGGATGTTAAAATTTGCAATCCCAGCATCGTAAAGAGCCATGTGATAAGCACCTGCGTGTTTTTCATAAGCATCTGTACCAAATCCTTTTGTTATGAAGAATTCGTGTGGAACTTTGTTTTTTCTAATTTCTCTTTTGCTCATTTCTTTTTAAATTGATCAATAATGTTTTCAATTACTGGTTTGCTTGGGTCGGGTCTCATGACACTATACCACACAAACATTGAGCAAAGAAACACAATTATTGTGACAATTGCAACTTTTATAAAATAAGGTGTTAGATCAACAAACTTTTTTGCTCTTGATTGAAGTTTCTTCAGAAACTTTTCTTCATGATTTTCACTTGGCATTTTGTCCATGATAATTTAATTTAAAATTTGAGCCGATAGAGGGATTCGAACCCCCGATGCGTTTTACCATCCGGTTTACAAAACCGGTGCAATCGACCACTATGCGATATCGGCATTTATTCTTTGAGCCAGAAACAGGATTCGAACCCGCAACCCCCTGAATACGAATCAGGCACTCTACCAATTAAAGTTATTCTGGCGTTACTATGTGTGCTATTTGTTCTTTCACGTGTGCTTTATAATTTTCAATAATTCTTACAGTTCCTCTCGTTGCTGGGTGATAAATGAATTCATGCTTTATTTGCTCCTTTTTAAGCTCTCTCTCCACCTTTCTTCCCATTGCTATAACTACTCCTTCAAAAGTCCTGATCTCGTTAATATCGTCTTCAAAAACGTTTTTAAAGGCACATTCACTCCAATCGATTCCTATTGCTTCAACTGCTTTGGAAAGATGACCAGCACATAAACGTTTGTCAACCCATGTGACATTCATTTTTTTTGCCATTTCACTTCTTTCTTCGCCTACAAAGAGATATTTTTTCATCCTTTTTATTTAAAAGTTTTATAATTCTAATCCAGAAAAAATGCTTTTCTGTTAATTTTGGATATTTAAACATTTTCTTCAATTATTTTTGCATTAATAAATTCACAATCCTTTTGACCATTTTTTCCACTGTGTGTCATCCTGAACCATTTGGCAATATTTTTTACTTTATTAAAGTGAAGGTCTATTCTCATTATATAAATTCTATCGCTACCAGTTATTTTATATTCGATTTCCCAAGCAACACTTTTAGATTCCATATTTGTCTTTTAATTAAAACACTAACATTATTTTTACATACTATAATAAATAGTGTCAGTGTTTTAATTGGCGCACCGGGCAGGGGTCGAACCTGCGACCAATTGATTAACAGTCAATTGCTCTACCACTGAGCTACCGATGCATTTGGTTGGGATGGTGGGAGTCGAACCCACATGTGACCATTACTGTTTCTATTGTGTATAAGACAAAGCAGATACATCCCAATATTTTTTAATTCCAATCTTCCTTATTTCAGATAAGTCTTTATCAAATACCATCTGTAAATTAATATTATTTTTTTCGAGAACGAGCGCAATTTTTTCCTTATCAATTTGAGAATAATATCCTTTAACTTCGATGTAGATATTATAATCTGGAAGATAAAAATCTGGACAATAAGTCTTGGTGATTTCATTCTTCGTGTATGTAAGATACTGTTTTCTAATCCAATATATTTTTTCCTTATTCAGTATTTCGGCTAATTCTAATTCCCATTTGCCTCTTACAATAAACTCCACATTCTTTATGTTGTTTATTTTATACCATTTAATCTTAGTAAATCCACCGCCACCAATTTCTTCCAAATATTTGCTTCGTGTTTTAGATATTTTTTCACGAGTCTCCTTGCTAACATTTTGTCCAGTTTTTAATTTACTCATTTTTTTTCTCGATTCTACTGATAAGGTATATTCTTCACCACGTTCTCTTGCTAATTCATATTGATTTTTGTTTCTTGGCAATTTTCCGTCACTCACCATTTTATTATGGGAAACCAAATTATTATTATGTTTACCATTCAAATGCTTTATGTTAATGTGAGAGCATATTCCCATTTTCGAATAGTTCAAACCACAATGTGGACATTTATATTTACCGTCAATTTGTAGCCATTCAATGTTTAGTGTAATATTTTTTTTCTCAAAATTTTCATTATCCATACTTAATATTTTACTATAAATACTGTGAAATTAAATAAAGACAACTGCCGTCACCATTTAGCTACGTCACTGTTTAGGAATAACTTTTACCCCAATCGATGGTTACATCTTTTACACTCTTAATGTCTATTTCGTAATCGCCTTCACGATGTTTAGCATTAAATAATGTTGATCTAATGTTATTGAAACTGCAGTCTTCTGGACAGTGTATTAATGCTTGTCCGTGATTGCGATCTGCAGTACCTTGACAGTAGGTGATGTAATTATACTCTAATAAAACGTATTTCCATCCTTCTTTCATAGCTATAAATTTTATCAAAGATAATGAAAATATTCTTTATTACAAGTGTTTTGTGCGAAATATCGGGTTCGAACCGCTTCTTCTGGGTGGAAGCCAGACACTTTACCAATTAAGCTATATTTCGCATGGAGCAGAAGACGGGATTCGAACCCGCTACATTCAGCTTGGAAGGCTGACACTCGACCACATGAGCTTCTTCTGCGTTTGCCAGATTTCTGCTTACTTTCGTAGAGAGGTCATTTGCAATCTGGCGACCTGATAGGGTGATTACCCTGTTTAGAAGGAAGGAGTGGTATCGGGTGGACTCGAACCACCAACGCCAAGCTCTTCAGGCTTGCGCTCTACCATTGGAGCTACGACACCAGTTGCGGAGAGAAAAGGATTTAAACCTCTTTATCTGCTCTTCGAATAGCAGACGTTTTGCTCATTGTAAACTATCTCCCCAAGTGCACTTCCTACTCATTCATTTTACGTATAGTGCGAACCGACTGCGTGGGGACTACAGGGATTGAACCTGTCTCTATGCCTTTTCAGAGCATCGCTAAACCAACTCAGCTAAGTCCTCAAATTAAGTTCTGGTGTGAGCCTTATACTCACGATTCCCGACAGCATTGCAACTATCTTTAATATGTCTCGGAGTCCATAGAGTACTATTCGCATTGCCAGATGCAAGTACAAAACTTCCTGCTGAACATTAGGGCAGCGTCTTATGCAACCCAGAACTTTTACATCCTCATAGTGTCATGACCACAATTTCAGATGCATAGGTCAAGTGATGATAACCCATTTCGCTTGACTTTGCGGAGAGTGTAGGGTTCGAACCTACGGGGCAACTTTCGTCACCCACAGTTTAGCGGACTGTTACAATAACCACTCTGTCAACTCTCCATGACTCCCGTTTACATTTTGTATTTGCTATCCTTGGACACGGGAGAACGCCCAAAGACCATTGCGGATGATTGAGGACCTGACCCCCATCCAGTTATTAAAACCGAAACCATGTTTTCAGGACATGTCGCCATTCCAATATAGCTGCTTAACCATCCAAATATTACGAACTTTTTATTATACTCGATAATAGTGGTCAGTGCATCTTGACTTAGTATTATCCCAACTAAGTACCGCTAACTACTTTCCCATTCGTAATTTGCGGAGAGCGTAGGATTCGAACCCACGGGGCGGTTACCCGCCCAACGGTTTTCAAGACCGCCTCATTAGACCACTCTGACAACTCTCCATACAAAACGACTCTTACCTGTGAGACTTGAACTCACCTTCACCCATTCACAGAGCAGCATTGCCAGCTATGCTAACAATAAGTAATCGTTTTATGTTGCAACATAAGATCGCACGTCTGCGATTTGTAGTGACGGTGGGATTTGAACCCACGTCCTCTTGCGAGCCAGTTTATCAGACTGGTGACTATACCACTCATCCACATCACTATTTTGAATTTCTATGCTCTCCACTTCTAATTCAGTGCCTATGAAATTCTAACGGTCTGCTCGTTGTCTCTGTCAGACTTGGACTGACGACCCCTTCCTTATCAGAGAAGTGCTCTAACCAACTGAGCTAAGAGACAATTTTGCGGGTCGGGTAGGAGTCGAACCTACATCTCGCTGTTTAACGGACAGCCGTTTTAACCATTATGGCACTACCAACCCATTTGGTGTGCCATTGCGGATTGTACGATACACACACCCACTACACTTTTGTCTGTCTATCTCTGTTGACTCTGGAGTTCAATCGCCCAAAGTGTCCAATAGCATACGACTACTAAGTAATGTTTGAGCACAGAGTGGGATTCGAACCCACGGTTGTACGGTTTTGCAGACCGTTGCCTTTGACCACTCGACCATCTGTGCAAAAATTCCAACATGTCAATGAACACCTTACAGTGTTGTACATAAGATGCAAACCTTATATACGGTGTTTATAAGCTATAAGACTTATATTTGAGCCGAAAATCGGATTCGAACCGATGTTGCCTGAATACCACACAGACGTTCTACCCCTGAACTATTCCGACTTATGCAAAGAACAAAAAAACCCGAATCTTGCGAATCGGGTTCTCTTTTATAAAGTTTTAAAATTATCAGTCAATGATGTCTTTAAAACCAGAACCCGTATCTGCATTATTTCTGCCTGTAAAAATTGAACAGCATATACCATTTCCACTACGACTTGAGGTCGATGTGAAATCTTCTGATATTGTCCTGTACGTTTTCATTTGTTTTAAAAATATAAGTTCGTTTTCATTTAAATACTCTGCAAAGGTAAATAAAGTTTTGTTATCTGCAACTTTTTTACATTTTTTTTACACTAATTTTGAAAATAATTTACAAGTTCTTCATTTATAAGTGAATGTAACGGAGAATAATTTTCTTTAAATTCACCACTTAACATTTTTTTCGTAGTTTTAATTATGTCGTTAACAGTAGTTTCACCATATTGATCTTTGAGCATTTGTAAATTTTTAATCTTTATTGTTGGTTTTCCTTTATTGTCAACAAATGCATAACCACCACTATTTGGTATAGTTGCAAAAAGTACATTTGTTTGATTATTTGTTAGTGATTCATAAATGTCGCTAAAATTAGTACCGTTTATTGTATTAAAATATGTTGCTTTTACATTACTGTTCATATTTTTTATTTTTTCGGGGTCAACACCAGTAATATCTGGTTTGCCTTCTCTGTTAATAAAAATGTTTCTATTGTCTTTAGTTCGTGCAATTCCAGCATTTTCACCATATTGTCCAAAACCACTAATTGTTTTATAATCTTTCTTATATTTTTGATTGATATATAGCGCATGAAGTGAGTCAGGAAGCGTCTTTATATTAACACCAACAGTTGTTTTTTTACCTTTATTATTAACAAAATTTCTTTTTCCTTCAACATCATTTGCTACTGCAATACCTTTGCCATATACATTGAATTTACCTATTTCATCATAATTTGTACCAAATCTTTGATTATAAACTGTGGCACGATCATATGAATCATCAAGTTCATTTATATCTACACCAGAAGTATCTGGCACACCTTCTCTATTAATGAAAAATCTACCTTTTTCTGGTTCAAATGCCTTTGCAGCATTCTCACCATATGTACTAAAATCACCAACACTTTCATATTTTGTACCATATTTTTGATTAAAATATGCTGCTCTTGTTGCTGCGTCTCTTATTTTATCTAATTCAACGCCTGTGGTGTCTTTTTTACCTTCTTTATTAATAAACTCATAAGTTAAGTTTTCAGGATTAGTAGCAAATGCAACATCACCGCCAAGTTCACCAAATCTGCCGATATGTGTATAGTCTGTATTTAATAATTTATTTACATATACTGCACGAATATGACTGTCACTAATATCATGAATATTAACATTACCCATGTTTGGTTTGCCTTCTCTGTCAATGAATACAACTTCACCACCTTCACGAACAGCAAATGCAACATTATCACCAATTCTGTCAAATATACCAACAGATGTGAAGTCTGTGCCGAATTTTTGATTCAAATATAATGCACGAATATTAGTATCATCAATTTTGTCAATATCTACTTGATCAAGAGCAGGTTGACCCAATGTATTAATAAAAACTAAGTCACCACTACTTACATATTTTCCTATTGCAATACCAGCACCATATTTATCATAATTACCAATAAAACTAAAGGTTTTTTTATGAAATTTTTGATTAAAATATACTGCTCGTAAAGTACTATCATTAATACTTATTATTTTAACACCTTTTATGCTTGGTCTACCTTCTGTATTAATGAATATTTGTCCGCCAGTTTTTTCACTATATGCTACAGCAATGCCCTGACCAAATTTATTAAAGTCACCAACATTACTGTAAATCTTTTTACCTAATTTCTGATTAATTATGAGTGCACGACTGCTACTGTCAGTAACTTTGGTAACATCGATTTTTGATATATCTGAATCACCAGCTTTGTTAATATAGACTGTAGTACCTTCAAGTGTTTGTGCTCTTGCAAGTTCTCCGCCAAATTCACCAAAACTACCAACACTATCATATATGTCTTCGCCACGTATTTGATTAAGATATATTGCACGTGTTTTACTGTCAGTAATCTTTAGTATGTCAACATCAGTAATATCAGGTTTTCCTTCTTTATTAATAAACGAATATGTGCCGTCAGTACCAATTGCAAAAGCTATATCACCGCCATATTTACCAAATGGACGCACTTCATCATACTTGGTATTGAATAATGAATTAATATATGCTGTACGTTTTGTCTTCATAGTATCATCATATTCGTCTGCATTTCGGTCAGTAGCAATTATTTTTTCTGCATCAAGACCTCTTACTGTTTTATTTCCGTCTCTGTCAATATAAAGTGGTGTGTAATCATTAAAGAAAACGATAAAAGGCATACGATTTTTTATTGCACTTTGATACTCATTTCCAAGAATCGAAACACTTCTTGCCTGTAATTTTCCTGCAAGATATTTTTGATATTTATTTCTATTTTCTTCTGAATTACCTGTTGGTGCGTCTGGATTATCAATAGGTAATGGAGCATCATATTTCTGATATATAGGCACAATTCTTAAATTACTAAGTGTTTCTCTTACGTTGCTAAGTAAAACACCCTGACATGGTTCGCCACCATGAATAATGCTTTGACAACCATCATCAATAAATCCAGCAAGACCAATGTCATTGGCAATTATTGTAATTGATGAAGGACGTTCTTGATAATTACTTTCGTACTTATCTGGTTCATATTTGGCATTATTATTTCTTAATTCAAAAGCTATTTCGTATAAAAATATCCAGAATTTTTGAAACTCATTTTTATGACTATATCCTGCTCTTGAAGTAAAACCTTCGGGTGTAAAATATAAATCACAGAGTGTGGCAATTGCAGGTTTTTTTTTACCGTATATTTCTTTAATTTTTCTTACATATCCGTGAATTTTTTCAACATCAGGATTTAATGAAGATAAAAGGTTATCGTAATTTGCTATCGTAAATAAAAAACAAAACTTACTATCAGGAGTAAATGGAAACACTTTCATAAATGTCTGCATATCTGTACTTGCTGCAATTTTTTCTGCGTAATTCTTAAACGGATACATATAAAAACCAGTCGGTGTACTATAACTGTTACTACGATTAATAAATGTAGTGTTTGCTGTTTTTCTGAATGAAGCATATGTATTCTCATACCCATATCTTCTAAGGTATTCAGACACTAATTTAAAACTATCTTCAAAATAATTTTCAACTGCTCTTTTTTCATCAAGAACGTCTTCATTAATTTCTTCATTTGCTGCAGGTTTTCCAGTAAACACTCTTTTAACGACATCCATTCTTACTTTTCTATAATATTCTTTACTACCCACAAACACTTTTGTAGCTTCGCCAACATCAGCATAATTAAATGTTATACTACCATCTGGATTACGTTTAAATTCTACGTTTCCGAATACGTTATTTGATATTAATTTACTAATTATAAATCCTTCAAGTCTGTTTGGCATCCTGAAACCAAATCTTTTGATTAACATATTTGCCAAATCTTGTGTGAGCATACCCCAGATAGGATAATTAGTTGCTGTTAATTCTTGCATTGCTCTCATTATTGCCTTTGGACTGCCAGCAACACCAGTAAGTTTATAATATCCACTCTTTTGTGGTCTAAGAGTTATAAAACCTGTTGGGTCACCAAAGAATAACCATTCACCAGCACGACTGTAAAATTTTCTTTCATCCCATGAAGCACCAGTTGCCTTTACATATGATTGTGTGAAAACATTGAATATTTGACGTTTCTCTTCTGGAGTGAAATCGTTAAAGCGTTTACTTTCGGATAATAAACTCATATGAGCATACATTTTTAATAAATAGTTTTCATAACAAAAAAACCCCAAATTTCTTTGGGGTTTAATCTTTAATTATGAAGATACTTAGATTTTTTCTTCTTTTTCACTTAGATCGAAGGTAAACTCCAAATCCTGACCGTCAAGTTTAAGACTTAGTTTATTTTCATCGAATGTTTTGAATTCAGTAAACCATTTCTTAGAAAGAATAAGCGAGAATTTGATCTGTGCGATCTCCTGTAATGCTTTTCTTCTCTTTTTGTTCAAAATGTCAGACTTGGTGATAAGATATGTTTTCAACACACCTTTCTGTTGTTCTTCATTCAATGATTTGTACATGTCAGATTCAAGCTGTGTTTGATATTTCTTCACTGCGTCAGACATGATCAATTCGGTTGGCTTAAGAGGTTTACCGTCTTTAAGTTTGGCGATAACGTCTTCAACCTTTGGTAATGAAGAGAAACCTTTGATTTTAGTTTCAAGATTGACTGACATATAAAAGTCAGTTGATTCTTCAGCATCTGTCAATGGTGCAAAGCCATTGTAATCAGTAACTCCGATTGTTTTGAGCCAATCAGCAGCTTCCTGACCAAGCAGTTCAACAAATGACTTACTTTCTTTTGGAAACAATGATTTCCTGAAATAATCGTAAACCTTTTTGTCTGCCTGTAACTTCTGAAGTTCCCACTCCTGAATTGCAAGACCTTTAGCTGAAATACTTCTTACCATTCCCCTGTTAATAAGTGGTAAACTGGTAAAATCAATAACAACTACTTTATTTGCTAAGTCTATGTTATGACTGACACCATATTTCACCAATAATTGATCTAATTCAGGTGACCATGTTACTGGAAGTTTCTTAATGTTCACGATACCATCTTTAATAATGGTATATGTTTTGTATCTGAAAGAAGCAACTTTTTCAATACCAAATTTGTTTTCTGGTATAATTGCTTCACCTTCAATATAAACACGAATAGAAAGATTTGCACGTTTTTCATTCCATACTAAGACTGTAAGAGGATAACCTCTGTTTGGGTTAGAATCTACGAACTTAATTTCAACATTTTTCTGTTTGAGTTCTTCTGTGATCTTGCTGATTTCTTCAACATTCTTTGCTTCAGACAATCTTTTCTTATCAGTTTCTGATAAATTTTCACCCCTTGCAACACGTTTTCTACCAATAAGATTGTAATTGAAATCAGGATGTCCTTTGTAAAACAAACAACCTTCAGTATTTCCCAAATCTTCGATAAGATTCATCAAACAATATGCATCATCAGGGACTTTCTGTATTGCTGCTTTTCCACCATCAAGAAATCTTTTTGATACATCGGCAACACATTCTTTAATGGCTGCTTTAAATGAATTGAGTTTCTGTTTTCCAAAAGCATTTGCCAACATTCTATAATAATAGTTGTCACCAAGTGCATAAAAAACTTTCTCTGCATCGTCATTCAGAAGTTTATCTGAAAGAACATAAATTGCAGCGTAAAGTGCACCATCTATGATTGTTCCGCCACCAACTCCATTAGGACTGAAGAAATAAATTTCCTTAACATCACTACCAACCATGATTTTGTTGTCGGCTATGTTGTATAGTAACACGCTACCGTCTTTTCCAACGCTAAATGCGAAGTCATAAAGGTATTTGTCGGTAATATTAACAATGATTTTCTTGCCACCATAAACGCTTGATGAAATTTTTGCATCAAACATTGGTTCGAAGTCATCGAAACCGTCACAACTGATTTTTTCACCGCCAAGAACGCTTGCCATTTGGGTTAATGCACGTGAATCAGCATAATAACCGTATTCAACGAATGTTGAAGAAGCGATTTCAACCTCAAGTGATTTGAGTGTTTTAATTACGTCATTCCAAGGACAATCGTTGTTGCAACCATCGGTAAGAAAGATCATTGAGAACACACTGTCAGGTCTGTTCTTTCTGATTCTACCAATGACTTCTTTAACGAGTTCAAGTGGTTTTAAGAATGCAGTTAAGCCAACTGGACGAAGCCATTTGTCAATTGCATCATGTAGATCGGATAAAGTTTTAAGTGATTTTACTTCAACTTCTTCTTTGAGGATTCCAGCATCCCTGCTGCCTGAGAACCACACAATAGTAATGGTATCACCTTCCTTCATAATGTTGGAAAGTTTATTTTTCAATTGTGTTCTGATTTTTGGGAGTTCCCATGACATTGAGCCAGATACGTCTACCACGAAAATGTGGTTTGTTTTTTTTGCAACTTCTACAGTTGCTGTACTATTAGCTTCTTGAGAAATGAGATAATAGTTTTCATCGAATTTTACATTTTTTTTCATACAATTAATTTTATATTACAGTTATTTATTTTTTACAATTTGGTTATGTTTACTTAGCCATGCTTTAATGTAAGATTTATCGTTGCTAACAAAACCATCGTGGCAGTCTGCTTGAAAATCTCTTACGAGTCTGGCTAAATCATCAATAGTTAGAAAATATCCGTCAACATAGCCGTAATTTTGAAATTCACTATGCGCTGGCGAAACTTTTCTAACAAGTTTGCTTTCTTGTATAATCATATTCAACTGATTTTAGAAAGCAAATATATTACAATTAAATTTAATTTCAAAGAACTTTTGTACTTTTTTTCAATTTTGAGCAAATAAATTTATATCCTGCTTTATTATGAACAATTGTACAATCGCTACAATCTTTTATTTCATTTATCAATAAATACTTACCACCACAGTTTTTATCCAAAAATAATGGACAAAAACAGAATAAACAATTAAAAAAACCATCATTTTTTATTTTGTGACATGGAAAATATTTACAATCAATATTTTTAAAATACTTATGACTATATTTTGTTTTCGGCATATTAAATATTAATCACAGTATTACGCATTTTTTCCCAATCAATTTCTTTTCTTTTTAAGATTTTTTTCTGTTCTTCTTTAACAGCATTAACCATCTTAATAACTTCTGGGTCATTAAAGTCAAGTTTTCTTACTTTAAACTTTGCTCCTTTCTTAAATATGTCATTAATGTTTGTCTTTGGCATAATTATCCGCATTTACTGCTTCCGCATGATTTACATATTAGGCAACCTTCGCTATATATCAACTCTTCGCTACCACATTCTGTGCATCTACCTCTACCTTTCTCACCATCTTTAATATATCTTTTGATCACACGTGCCACACCATTCTTCCATGTATTGATATAATCCTGACTAAAGTTAAGTGAGTCAATAAGTTCATACTGTTTAAGTATTGGCATTCCGTGTCTCATTATACCTGAGATCAGTTTTGCATAGTTCCAGAATTCAGGATTGAATGCGTGATTAAGTCCTGTATGCGTTTGTTTTACACCATCAGAGTCAACATATTCAATGTCATATCGTTTGGTTCTGGTAGGTTTGCCTTCTGCATCAACACCTTCAATAATGTTTTTAACAACTTCACATTCTTTTACATGTGGTGGTAATTTACTCAATCCGTTTTCAAGTTTACCAGTGAATATTTCATATGGTCTACCATCTTTCATACCCACAACTGCAATCCATTTTTCAAGATTATTCTGAAAACGATGTATCTCACCTTTTAATCTTTTAGGACGTTTGGGTGCATTATTTTCTTGGAGTTTTTCTTCTTTCTTTGAATCATCAGCAATAAGCACACCACTACGACTGCCATCACGATAAACAGTCATTCCTTTGCATTTAAATTTCCAACCAGTCACATATATTTTTGCAACCATTTCTTCGCTGATATCTTTTGGTAGATTGACTGTTACTGAAATACTATGATCAACATGTTTTTGTATACGACCTTGCATTTCAACTTTCTTTACCCAATCAACATCATTTGCGGTTGCTTTATAATAAGGTGATTTCTTAACAATCTCATTAAGCTGATTGTCATCCATTGATTTAACTATATCAACATCATATCCGTTTGCTTGAAGCCACATTTCAAATTTAAGGTGAAATACAGGATACTCTTGCCATGCAATACCTTCTTCGTCAACGAAATTAATTTTAACGTCTTTCTCTTGTGGATTGATCTTTCTGCGTCTTTTATAAAATGCAGCAAAAAGTGGTTCAATACCAGAAGTTGTTTGTGTCATTAAGCTGGCTGTACCAGTTGGTGCTATGGTAAGTAAAGCAATGTTTCTTCTGCCATAAGTAACCATTTCAGCATATAATACTTCATCTTCTTCCAGAATTCTTGTTATAAAAGGATTATTTATTTCTCTTTCAGCATCATATATTGGAAATGCACCACGTTCTTGTGCCATTATAACACTTGATCTATATGCATTTAACTTCAATGTTTTATGTACTTCAACACTGAACGTTGTTGCTTCTTCAGTACCATATCTGAGTCCAATAGAAGCAAGCATGTCGCCTTCTGCTGTTACGCCTAATCCAGTTCTACGACCTTTCTTTGTTTTATCTTTAATTCTTTCCCAGAGTTTAATTTCATATATCTTAAGAAATTCGTCTTCAGGGTCTGATTTTATTTTAGCAAGAATTGCATCAATTTTTTCGATTTCAAGATCAACAATATCGTCCATGTAACGCATAGCAAGTATTACGTCTTTTATGAACATATCCCAATCAAAATAAGCATCTTTAGTAAACGGAAATTTAACATAACCAAATAAATTCAATGATAATAAACGACAGCTATCATCATTACATAATGGTATTTCACCACAAGGATTGGTTGACGTTGTTTTAAAACCTAAATCAGCATAACAATCAGGTATACTTTCACGAAGAACAGCATCCCAGAATAGAACACCGGGTTCGGCTGAACGCCATGCATTATGAATAATTTTGTTCCAGATTTTTAATGCGTCAACACTTTTAACCACTTTAGGATTATTACCAGTTATGGGAAATTGTTGTTGAAATGTTGTGCCGTGTACGACTGAATTCATGAAGTCGTCAGTGACTTTTACCGACACGTTTGCACCTGTAACTTTACCTTGTTCAAACTTAGCATCAATAAATTTTTCGCTGTCAGGATGCTTGATTGAGATAGATAACATTAATGCCCCTCTACGACCATCCTGTGCCACTTCTTTTGTTGTATTAGAATATCTCTCCATGAAAGGTACAACGCCTGTAGAAGTGATTGCAGAGTTCTTTACAGGACTTCCAGAAGGTCTTATAAATGATAAGTCAGTACCAACACCGCCACGTCTCTTTTCTAATTGTACGACTTCTTGATCAAGTTTCAAAATACCGCCATAACTGTCACTTTCTCCATCATTACCCACAACAAAACAATTAGAGAGACTTACAACCTGAAGATTATTGCCAATGCCTGACATTGGTGAACCTTGCGGTATAATTCTTTCAAAATTTTTTATTGAATCGTAAACATCTTCTTCGGAGATTGGGTTGGGATATTTTGCTTCTGTTCTTGCAATTTCTTTTGCAATACGATGATGCATGTCGTCTGGATTGAGTTCGTAGTAATTTTTTTCGTCTTTTAAGCAATATTTTTTCATCCAAACGTGGGCAGCTAATTCATCAAGATTAAAATATTGTAATGTTGATTTTTCGACTTCTTGTTTGGAAAAACTTTTGAGATTTTTATTAGGCATAGAATTAATAATTTTTTATAAAATTTATGAATGCAAATATATCGATAAGCTATCATAAATACAAGGTTTTAATCAATTATTATTAATAATAATTAAATAATTTTTAAATCATTCAGGCATACACTTTTAAATAAAAAAGGGTGCAAAAAGCACCCCTTAAAAAAAACGGATTTAATATAAAAACAGAAATTACTTTTTATCTTTTGGGTCAAGAACAGCAGTATTTGATTGATTACTGTTTGTAATAGTAAAATTTCCACCAGCAACACCTGTTGTGGTAATACTACCAGTTAGGTTTTGTGGGTCATTTTTATCATCTTCTGGTTCATTGTCAGCAATCAATGATTTTGATTTCTTCTGGAAATCACCACTGTTTGCACTCATACCTCTGTAAGAAGTAGAAACACAGTTAAGTGTTGCACTCATATGTGATACGCCTTGTGGGGTTGCATTATATGTAATAGTGTTGCCACGACTTATACCAAAACCGCTACCAACTGCAAATGCGTCTTGATTTGCTGCAAGATATAAGAAGTTCCAATCTTCTTTTTCACATTCTTTAATGAGTTTAACGATTTGTTTTCTGCCTTCTTCGCCTTTGTATTCTTTGCTGTCGTTTTCTTCACCGTCAGTTACGATACAAACTAATACTTTTGAAGGTGCTTCGTCACCAAGTTTAGCGAGTTTTGCTTTTTCAATATTAATTGTTTTACCAATAGCATCATACAATGCTGTCATGCCTCTTGGAGTCCAAACTTCCAATGTAAGGTCTTCTACTTTTTTGATATCTATATTATCAAAAAGAGGTTCATAGCGATCATCAAATAATACAACCGAAATTGTTGCTTTATCTGGTAATGCTTTTTGTTTTCCAAGAAATTCATTGAATCCACTAATAGAAGCACCTATAATACTTCTCATTGAACCACTACGGTCAAGGATACAAATGATATGAGTTTTCTCGTTAACTGGAACGATTGTTTCTTCAGTAACGGTTGTCACTACAGTTGTGGTGACTTTTTTCTTTTTTTTATCTGCCATTTTTCATAAACTTAAGCATAAAATTATTTTTGTAAATATAAATACTTTTAATTAAAAAAGCAAGATAATTTTAATTTAGACTAAATAAAAATTATAACTTATTGAAATAAAAAAACTTACAAAAAATAAATTTTGTAAGTTTCCATGATCTACTGAGAAATTATTTTAGCATGATGAATGAATCATCATCTTTTTCAATGCCTTTTCGTATCCAGCGCATTAAAGTAATTGTCTTGTATACTGGATATACGTACACGTCTTTCCACTCAGAATCCATCAAGTCAATTTCAAGTTGATAACTGTGTTCTGCTGTCATAATCTTGAAGCATGCTTTGCCATTACATATGTGGCTTAAAGTTGCTTCTGTTCCGTTTACAATTGTTTTAATTGTTTCCATAATAAAAATTTTGTGCATTCGGTGGGGGTCGAACCCACGTCTGTCCGCTTAAGGGGCGGGAGCATAACCGTTTTGCTACGAATGTATTGGTGGGATTGGTGGGATTCGAACCCACTCAGCCAATGGCACTGGTTTTACAGACCAGCCTATCTCTCCCACGATAGCGCAATCCCAAATTTGGTGGAAATGGTTGGACTCGAACCAACATGCCGAAGCGGGAGTTTTACAGACTCTTGGGTATTCCAGCACCCAACATTTCCAGTTGTCCACTCGGTAGGAATCGAACCTACGTGAGTCCGCTTAAAGGGCGGTAGCATAGCCACTTTGCTACGAGTGGGTGTGGATATTTCAGTTATCAGGGATACAGAAAATACCTAAATTCTACCTCAGTGCGCCCGAAGGGGGTCGAACCCTTGACTCACGGATTAAAGGTCCGTTACTCTACCAACTGAGTTACGAGCGCAAACCCGTTTTTCACAAAAACTATCGTTTTTTAAACGTTTTTCATAACAAATAACTGTTTTTCATAAAATATGTCATTTTCTACCTGTTTTTCATAATCTATGCGTTTTTATGCAAGAATATGCGTTTTTATGCAAAAAAAACCCGATCTTGCGAATCGGGTTAATCTTAATTATGAAAAAAAGTACGAAAGTTATCTTTTACCTTTGGTCATAGTATTCCCGATTCCTATAAGCTGTTTCTTATAAGATTTTTTACCGTAATAATATGTACCAAACGTTCTCATTGTTTTGTTCTTTATCTATTTGTTAATACTTCAGGTGACAAATGTATTTTATAAATACGACATTTCCAAATAAAAATACAGTTATTTTTAAATTATTTTATTTATCATAACCAAAAGTTCTTTTTGGACTATTCCAAAATTTTGCAGCCAATTGACTATGAGGCGCATCGGGGTAAAGTTTTTCGCCTGTTAATTCTTCAATCCATTTATACATATTACTACCAATGCCCAATCTTCTTTTATCTGGTCTTACATCTATCGTTGCTTTTAATATATCATTTTCTTTTTCTTTGCCGTATGAAACATTTCCAACTTCAGTACCGTCAATATTATCAAATGCTTTTATTGTATTCCAAATATACCAATCGTCATCAAATGTGCTTGCAAAATTAAGATATGTAATACCATTAATAATTTTTTTATTCTTATAATCTTGATAATCCTTTAATTTCTTTGAATCATTCATAATGTAATCAATCCCGACATCTTCATATGATTCAGAAACAAATTTATTAATTTCCTCTTTTATAATGTTTAAGACATTCATTAATTTTCAATATTTTTTTCAATTACGATTTCATAATAATTCATTAATTCTTGTTCATTAGTGAAATACATTACATTATCGGGTGGTGTGAAGTTAACCATTTCTCTTCCTCTTATTATAATTCCGTCATAACCACGCTTCTGCATTTCTTTTTCAATGGTTGTTTCGGCATTGAAAATTCGTTTGTCTGGATAGTTTGCACCCCTTTGTTTTGCATAATCGCCCACAAGTGTATTGCCAAACCAGATTTGCCAATCATTTAAAGTATTGAAAACCATCGGATGTTTTGGTATAGCATTCATTACATAATATAATTTGCCGTATGATTTTGCCATTCCTTTATTGCTTAAAGCAGCCGTATATAAACCTCTACCCAGCACATCACCAAAAGCAGTTAAGAAATTTCCTTCTCCATCTTCACTATTAGGTGTGCCGACATTACCACGTACACCCCTGAGTGTTACGTTTTGTCGTTTCCACTTTAAATAATTAGTGTGATTATATTCTTCTCTTATGATATCTACGAGATTTTTCATTTATGCTACCAATCTAATTGTCCAAAAGTCTGATGCTAATTGAGTAGAAGTAATATATTCGTATGGTAATAAGAAATATCCTTTAAGTCCCCATTCTGTGCCCCAACTATTTCTAACAAGTACCATTCTTTTAGTGTCATTATATCCTACTCCCAATATTGCATGACCACCTTCAAGTGATTCGTCTGGTTTTGGCATTGGTACAATACCTGTTTTTTTAACTTCATCTGACATGAATGATTCATAAACACTGATACCAAATGCAATTGGATAACCTTGTGCAAAACATTGTCTTATATCATCAATTGATGTGTGATTAACACTAAGATATTCTTTTATTTCATTTTTCTTTGCTGTTGAATAACATCTGCAAGATGGTTTACTTGCGAATTTCTTAACATTATATGCCCACATGTCTTCAGGACAAACACCTTGAGTATCCAGTGATTTAATACCGTCTCTGAGTGCTGCACCTGCATCTGATTTCACTGTCTTTTCCATTACTCTTTCATTGTAATAAATGAAAAGTCGTGAAGGCATAAAATATGGTTGTTGTTGTTTCATTTTTTCAAACTCATATGCTGCAGCCAAAGCATTTGCAGTACAACTACCAAGATCACCCTGATCATATACAGGTGGACAGAATGATGTAAGATCAACTATTGGTGGTGTTGGTACAGGTGCTATTACTTTAAATTTAAAGTCATTTTGATCGTGTAAGTCACGTTTCCAACCGAATTTTCTTTGAGGGGTTGTCTCAGTTTTAGTTAAAATGGTAAATATACTCATAGTAAATAGTTTACTATAAATACATAAAAAAAGCGAAGATTTCTCTTCGCTTAGACGCTATATTCAAACCCGTCTCGGAAAGGTTTGCTGTAGATTGGTCTTACCATTTTCCAAATGATATCGTCATATGATCGTTTATCATACAATTTAAACAATATTGACTGGTATTCTGTCTTCATTGCCTCCATTGCAAAATCTTTTTTATTGCCATTAATTCCAATACCATTCACATAGTAAATTCTGATAAATTCTTTCAATGCCACTCTTTCGATTTCATTGAAATCAGTCTGGATGATTTTAATTGTTTTTTTCAACCAGTTGTAAAATTCATCAGGCACTCTGTCATAAAGTGCGTCAAAATCATAGTGGTTCATCAGGTGTTCCCAAACAGTTAAGTTTGAAACGTTTGTTAAGATCACGTGCAGTCTGCAGTATTCAGCATATTTCATCTTCATTCTTAAACCGCTTGCAAATCTAACAACAAAACCTTCCTTGTTATCTTCACCACTTATAATCATTTCTCTCAATTCATTGAAAGTCTTGAACTGAAATTTCTTTACAACAGTAAAGTACTTTGAATATGTCTCGCTTACTGTGTCGTGAGATAATTCATTACCAGAAACAGTGTCGATAACTGCAAGTAACACGAGTTCTCGTCTTTCACCATAGTCAACAACAATACGGTTTTCTGGATACAATACTTCAAACAAATATGTGCTTTCTGTGTTCAGCTTTTCATAGTCTGTCAAAGTAAGCATCTTCTGTGCTTCAAGTGCCTGTTCTGAAATAAATGACCCTCTTGAAGCTACAATCCACTTCATTCTTGGCTCGTAGTAGAACAATATAATAAGTGAACCATCCATCTTTTCAAATACATCAAAGTATTCTGACCAGTCAATTGTTGCTGGGTCATATTCTTCGTAGTTCTTGAATTTTTCAAACGGACGTGCTAAGATGTTACCTTCAGCATCGATCACTAAACCACGACAAGACAAAGTGTATTCGTCCCAGAACTTCTTAGACTGAACCTTTGGGGAATAGTTAAGAATCCAGATATCTAATTCTGGGTGCTTGTTTGCAATAATTAAGCTGTTATCAACATACTCCTGCAAAACTTTCCAATCGATTTTCTTTAACTTTTCCATTTCTTAAATACATAAATAGGTTCATACTTGTAATTAAAGTTCGTACCATTGTCTCGCAAATTCACATTTGAAAGTGCTAATTGAAGTGTGTCTTCATGTGTAAAACCAACACTCTCAGCAGTTATTATTGTTTCCAATTCTAAATTAATATTGTGTTTGCCTTTAACATCTGCAATATTGATCAACATATAGCCACCCTGTTTTAAACCATAAAAACAATTCTCAAATGTTGGTCTTAAAAATCCGTCAATCCATGCCTGTTTGTTATTAAACTTAACATAACTTTGGGTTGATTCATCAGCATATTTTTCAAGATCAAAATATGGTGGTGAAGTAAAACACAAGTCCAAACTTTCTTTCACTGGACGATACTCTTCGCTTCCTAATTTAAATATCTCGTAACCTATACTACTGCCCAAATCATATGCCATTTCTGCCAAACCATTATATGTAAGTGTTGCTGGTTCGGTTGCAAAGTAAAATCTGACCTTTGCAGCAATTGCACCAAGCAATCTACCACCCCAACCACCTGACATATCCCAGACTACTCCGCCCTTCGCAAATCGATCATAAATGCATGCTGCTGCTGTTGGTCTGAAATTCGATACACCTTGAACTCCAGTATATATCTTCAGCATTTTCCTTATACCAGAATCTGTTATGTATGTGCCTATCTGCAATCTTTTTCTTATGACTTTCATGAAGATCAAATCATTCATGAATGCCTCATAAGGTGTCATCTTATCATTTGACTTAACATTGAACGAGTGTGGAAAATATGACCACGCAAGTCCTAATCCGTGCATTGATTGCATTATTGCACTTCCAACAAATAATCTTTTAAAGTCATACTTCATTAAACTCTCAAAGTCCTTCTTTCTGCTTTTCATATCTGTTGGATAATACGGAAATCCTTCTTTTCTGTAATGTATGAAAATTTCCCAAGCAAAATGTTCTAATTCAATTGGCGACATATTTTTCCAATGTTCTTCATTTATATGAAGTTCTTCTTTTTCTTTCATTTATGTGCTATTATCAATCCGTGCATTATTTTTGCATTTGGAAATACCATTTGCACAATCTCCAAATACTCTTTCTGTGTCTTATAATGTTGAAAAGTTCCCGATTTGGTAACTCCAGAAACTTTTGCTGGATTCATATAAGTTGATCTGACATAAATTACCCCGCCATTAAGAAGAAACTGTTTAGCCAGATTTAATACATGCAACTGGTCTGAAAGATTTTCTATTACATTCAATACGTTAAAGATCGTTACACTATGAACACCATGTACTCCATCAAGAGCCATTTGACATGCCCATAGATTATGTTGCCAAGTTCTATTATACGGGTCAAACACCAAATTAGTTACACCTTTCTTCAATAATTCTTCAGTCATCAAGTCATATTTCCCACCACCTATATCTAAATTTTTTGTGCCTTGATACCATGTGAAATATTTGTCAACTATCTTAAATCCTGCAGGTATTTGTTTTATACATGTTTTTGCACTTGGATGTTTCTGGTTAACTTCATTAATCATTTTATTACATTAGTTTGCAAATATATAAAAGAATTTTAAAGTATCATAGAGTATTTATAGAAAATTAAGCGATTAATGAAAATAAATAATATTATTCACGAAGAGTATGTAAAATTGCTTAAAGAAGCATATTCTTTTGAACACCAAAATTTTCAATTTCGTCAGGAGATAAAAAATTCTTCATTTTATAATTATGAAGCGTTTTCAAATGACTTTGATATTGATATAAGTGAAAGTGATATATTTATCACATGGCACATATCATTCTGGTTAAATGATTACGGTGTTGAAAATTTCGTTGTTGAAGGAGATAATGTTGTTGGTACTTATAAAATGGTATTACTTAACAAACAATCAGATGAAGTTGAACAGGAGAACGAAAAGGATATTGCAGAATTTCCTTGGAAATTTAGTGTAGCAGATGCAATTCTTCGTCTTGGTAAAACATTATATGTACAATCATTAGATTTTGATTTTAAAACTAAGGTATGTAGAGTGACTTTTTTCGATGAAGAAAATCAATATTAATTATGAAGACAACGGACAAAAAAAGACTTTTCGAAGTCATGGGTAGACTTGATAAAACATTTATGCCACGATTAAATGAAGGAGTTCAAGGTAAGGCATTTACACTTAATTTATCAGGTGAAGAAACACCAGTAAGTTTTTCTTTTGATCATTACATGAATGGCGCATTATTCGTAGGCTTGGTGGACGAAGAAGGACCGTACGCTGATGTGTCGGTCAATCTTCCAGAATCAAAAGATTTGCCACAAAATGAATTCTTTCTAAAAAGTTGGAGCGAGAATGAAGAACTTGCAAATGAATTAATTAAAAGTGGTATGATTGTACCAACAGGCAAACAATCGAGTATGGGTGCAAGATCATATAAAATAAACCCTGCTCAACAATAAAAATAATTTTATATAAAATTAAATAATTATGTGGAAAAAAATTGTAGCTTGGTTTAAAGGAGTTGTGCTGCCTTGGCTAAAAGGTTTATGGTTAAAATTCAAAACATGGTTCTTGGGACAAGAACTTGCTTGGATTAAGAAAAATTGGAAAGAGATTGCTAATTTTCTTGTTCTTTTACTTGCGTTTTGGACGCTTAAGGGTAGAACAGGTGCAGGATTTGCTACTCTTGTTGTTAGGTTGTGGTTATATGCAATGGTTTTATATTATGTTCTTATAAAAGGACTTAATATACAGAAGTTGTTTAAGAAAACACCCCCTACACCACCTACAGCATAACATGTTGGAATTTTAAACCCGTCAAATGACGGGTTTTTTGTTGCGACACAGGGAATCGAACCCTGATTCCTTCCTTATGAGAGAAGTGTCTTAGCCATTGGAGCGATGTCGCAATATTATGTTGAGAAAGTAATCTCAACATATGTTCTTTGATACCCACCATAATATTTAATTCTTTTTTTGATGGGTTTTTTTATCCATTGTTTTGGTTGTTTTGAAACAAGTTTCCAGTTAGGATATCTCATTCTTTCGCCAATTAAACTACCATACATTTTTGTTCCGCAACCGTTTTCACAACGGTGATATGCACAGTATGAACAATGAATCTTACCTTTTTTTTCTAAATAGTGCTTGTATGCACGATTAAATTCTCCACGATTAGTGGATGTTTGCTCAATTGTTTTTGCTTTCATAATCTTGTATACGCATTAGAGCGTTACAAGAAATCAAATCCTCTTTTCATACTTTTAGTTTTAAATAAATACTAATAATTATTCAATTGTCCTCATGGTCGGAGTCGAACCGACACGCCTTTCGGCACACGCTTTTGAGGCGTGCGGGTCTACCAGTTCCCCCACATGAGGGTAGACTATTTTTTCTTTACAACTCTGATAATTTTCTTTTTTGCAGGGTCATTCACTCTAAGTGGTTTTCCGCAATGACAATCATCATCTTGTGGTATTGGCTTATTGCCTTTAATTACTTTTACCATATCAAAGGTTTTCCAAAATTATCATTTTCATTTAACGTTATTTTGCCTTCTGCAATTAAATCACGTTTTATTCTATCAAGAACCAAGCAACAAATATTGCCTTTATCTTCTTTAAAGTATCTAAGAAATTCTCTACAATCTTCATCTGAAGCTAATTTGATGATCTCTTTTGCTTCCTGATAACAATCCTTTCGAATTTCTTTTCTTACTGCTTTTATACATTCTTCGTATAAAACATCTATTGGAATATTTGATCTTTTCATTGTTTTATTTATATAAATAGTAGCGAAGATGGGACTCGAACCCACACGGGCGCACTGCCCACAGGATTTTAAGTCCTGCGTGTCTACCAATTCCACCACTTCGCCAGTTTATGATTCTTCAAGTATTATTCTGTTGTCAAAACTACCACGTTCTAATTTTTTGTTTGTTTTTATTATTTTAATGTCGGGTAGTTCAAATTTATGAAATTTACCAATTGCTTCTATTACTTCTAATATGTCTGCAAATTCTTCAACACTTGGTTTTTCTTTAAATTCACCAATTTCTTCTTGTAGTTTTTCGTAAAGTTTGGTAAGATATTCTGTATTGTCTTTTGCAATATGATATTTATACTTTACTCCAGATTTTTTTAGTATTTTAAGAATTTTATCTCTAACTAATTTATTGTATGTTGTCATGCACTTAATAAATGTTTAAAATCACTCCCATTATATAAATCAAATACACTTCCTTGACCATGCATAATTCTAAAATAATATCCTTTAAAGAACCATATTTGAGTGTTGAACATATTTTCAAGTTGTGAAACGCTTATTTCTTCATAATTATGACTTACATAATCAATAAGAAATGATAATTTGTTGTTTGAATACGGTTCATAACCTTTGTGGTAGCATTTTTCTCTCCATTCTTCACCATGCTCCAGAATTAATCTGGATATTAGTGCTTCAAAGTCATTATGTTTTAACCATTCTTCAAAACGGACAAAACGTTTGAGTTTAAGCTCTTCTTTCTTGCGTTCTTTTGCAAAAAATGCAATGCCTTCTGGAGATTTTATGAATTCATCCAGCTTTTTTTCCATTGCTTTGTAATCATGTGCCATTGCTCATTTTTGTTTGTTAGTGGAAGTGCGGGGAGTCGAACCCCGGTCCAAACATGCGATCAATATGTTTTCTACAAGTTTATCTGAATTTTCTGATTCAGCGAAATATCTGATGTTTGCGGAACATCAACAAGCCGTCTTGTCTTTTGCTTCCTCAAGCGGGAAGGTTCTTTGCCGATTTTTTTGCTTCCTATGCTGCGATTGCAAGTTCAGCGTTTCTTGCGAATACTGCGTTACCTCTCGTGAGAGAAGTTGGAATAGACATTATGTCTTCTGCGTTTGTTGTTTTGAACCTTTTTAACGTAGTCCGATTCAACTACCACTTGCTTACTATACCAGTCTGCCATGCTGTCAAAGCCAAAACACCCCCATTGTTTTTAAAGAACTTAACTGTTAAACCAGTCAACTATTTTTTGATAAATACTATTGATGTTCTTATTTAAATCTTTCCAGACTTTACCTTTCTCTTCTTCAGCTTTTAATTTATACTTAAGATTGTCTTGGGTAAGACTGTAATTTTCTTTTTGTAACTCCAATACCTTAAGATTCAGTTTAATTTTTTCTTGTGTCAATTTTTTATTTTCTGCTGCTAACTGATTAAGCAAATTATCTGCTTTAGAAGCACTTGAAACTGACGGAGAACTAAACATTCCATCTTTATTTGTTTTTGCACATGTATATGCACCACATATTCCAATCGCAACATTGTCTTGACCTGATATGTTTTTAATCATTACACATCGCTGTTGAATCATTTCCTTTTTCTTTTTGTTATCAAAAGGAGTACCGTAATCTGAATCTGCCATTTTATTTAAAATATTTCTTTGGTAATGCTTTTCTTAATTTTTCAATGAACTCAAATCCACCATATAAAGTAATATTTTTTTGTTTTCTGTTTGCTTCGTTCATTCTTTTAAATTCTTCTTCAACTCTTACAGGTGGTTTATTGACTTGTTCTAATCTGATCTGTTCCATTATGCCAAGTGGTTGTTCATCGTCTTTGAAAACAAGTTTGCCTGTTATATTGTCCATCCAAACCAAACCCTGTTTACCTTCTTGAAATTCTTTTCTGGTTAACGTGTTTGTCATTCCAGTAGAACTACCGCTTATTGTAACAGTACCATAATATTTTGGATTAACCTCTTTATTGCCATATTTTTCAAGAATTGACTTTTTCATATTTTCATGAATTTTTTCACTTCTTCTCGACTTGCAGTTGATTCATTAAACATGCAATACTTAAGATTATCATCTGGCATGCTTTTTAAATGATTAGCAACGGTTAATCTTTCTTCAGCATTACTGAAAATGATCATAATTGGTTCATCTTCAGCGTTTACAATTTTGTCACCTATTTTTACTTTCATTTTTTTATTTCTTTATCTTTTCTAAAACTAAATTTATTGAATCCGTGTTGTGTAATCTTATATTTATCAGCCACTTCAGTTATTTCCTTTTCACCTGCACCAAGTACTCCACCCATAAACATTGATACTTCTTGAAATGCTTGAAATGTATCGAATACTTTATAAAATTCATAATCCTTCAAAAGTGGATTAATTAAGAATTTTGGTTTATGACTGTTATAAATGCTACGTCTTTTATCAAAAGTTTTTCTATCAAAATCTCCGTCATAAATAAAAACAGGTACTTTTAAAAATCTGAATATTGGTAATGCATCATAAGTTAAAATGTATTTGATACTATCATCCAGATTACCATGCCAGCTTTTTACTTCTAAAATAGTTTTCATGAATTCAGCATCATATGTTATTTCGGTGCTTATAGCATGAGTTTCAGTATCAATTTCAGTGTAAAGTTTCCAACCAATATACAATTTTCCGCAGAACCCTATGATAAAATGAGCATATTCATCACAAACGTTTCTCTTTTCTTTATTAATGCTGTGATAGATTAGTTCATGAAAAGGATTTTCACGATGATTTAAACCCCAATAACCTCTGGATACTTTGAATGGTTTTGGTAATAAATTGTTTTCAAGTTCAACCGTATCACGATTGTAGACAATGGTTTTGTCAACACCCATAGTGCCAACGACACCATCATAATAATCCTTTTTCTTACTTATAATTAACATAAGGTGTCAAAATTAGTTTTTTATTTTGAGATATGCAACAGATTAGTAAATAAATTTCACTGTACTGTCTTTTTGTATGAGTGGTTCAACCTTTCCCCAGCTATTATCATTAATGAATATAACCCAAACGGTAATGCCAAGTTCAACTGCATCAGGCATTAATATCTGAACAAATCTATCGTCTTTTCTTCCGTCAGTAATTAATACAATACCTGCTTTTTTATGAAGTTTGTGTGCATAATGTAATGATTGTCCAATACTTTCTGCCCATTTATGAGCAAATTCAACTTCAATTGCAAATGTGTCAGTCACAATATCTGCACGAGTTCTGTCATCTAATACAACTTCAGTTCTTCCATGCATGCGTTCAGCAGCAATGTTTTGATAAAATTTCTCATGTTGTTTCTGAGAAAATGCTGTCAATGATACAAGCAATAAAATTAATGTTAAAAACTTTTTCATAGTTACGGTTTTATTTAAATACCTATTATACGTAAAAAAAATGAAAAGGTTACAAAATTTCTGAGTTTTTGAAGCAATAGTATGCAGCTAACTGATATTGCGTTTGGGTACATTACTGCCCTCAGTGGTAGTTGTGCTTTTAGTTCTTTTGGACAGAACGCCAACCTGCTGCATACAACTGCGATTTTTACTATTGCTTCATTCGAAATTTTTTAAATATTGTGTTATCAAAATCAATTAAAAACGGCTCTGGAATTTCAATTTTATTATCTATAAATTGTTGTAAAATTTCTCGTTTGGTAAATGTACCTTCAGAGATACCTTCAGACCACATTTTTACATGTAAACCCCATGATTTTTTTCCGACAATTACACCTTTTAATATGTTTGGATGTCTGGTTGATATTGAATCAATACCTTTATATTCACCATTGTCGAATTTTTTGAAACAGACTTTACCATCGTCTTCATTAATGTTCATTATTGTTTTTACTTCAATACCTGAAAAATCAAGTATTTTGTGTCGATAAGATTTTAAGAAGAATGTGAAGATTTTATTAAATTCATCACTGTGCCTTCTACGTCTCTTTTCCTCTCTGGTAAGCATCCTATTAGGATGCACATTGCTTTTTGCGTTTTCATAATAATCTGATTTTTAGCACGTATGGTAGGATTCGAACCCACGAACCTTTCGGAATGGTTTTGGAGACCATCGCCTTTGACCACTCGGCAACATACGTATAAAATCCACCCCGTGAGTGGATTGCGCAATTACGGCATGCGTACAGCCATTGTTTTCTCCCTTTGGGAGATACGTGGAGCAGAAGGGAATCGAACCCTCATTTACAGATTGCAGGTCTACCGTGTTAGCCGTTGTCACCACTGCCCCGTGTGTGATGCGCATTAACCAGCCATCACCTGAGTTTTCTAAGCAGTTCAGTAAACCTTGCGGTAAACCTATACCCTATGAAAACTTTAAACAGTCCTATGTGGAGGATAAGGGAGTCGAACCCTTGATCTTCTGCGTGCAAAGCAGATGCTTTAGCCAACTAAGCGAATCCCCCATGTGTGCCTTTTTAATGATTCAACCACCATCAGATGTTGCAGATACATGGTGTATTCGAAAGTACTACTTTTCCCTCTACGAATCATTCGGCACAGGTGGCATTGCTGCTGCAAACAGCGAATACATTCACCTTTGTACCCCGTCTCAGACTCGAACTGAGAGAAAACTGCTTTTAAGACAGGTACGGTTGCCAATTACGTCAACGGGGCATTTAGTGCGGATGATGGGACTCGAACCCACAAAATATTAGTTTCTGAGGCTAACCTGTATGCCAGTTCCAGCACATCCGCTTGTTGTCCTGTCGGTGGGACTCGAACCCACATCCAATTAAGGCGTGCTTCTAAAACACGTGCGTCTTACTCCAGTTGCGCCACGACAGGTTGTTGTATTTTTGCATCTTCAATTGCGTGACAATTAGCACAAAGAATTACAAGATTTTTTAATTCGTTATTAAAATGGTTACTGTCAATATGATGAAGTTCTAATGGAATGTCTTCACCCATCCACTTATCGTTTTTACATTTTTCACAACGTTTTTCTTTATATCCGTCACGTATTAATTTGTTTTTTAATTTATGTGAGCTAATTGTACTACCGTTAAAACAATATTCCAATGCATCTTTTTTTTCGTATGTTTTTCCTTTTTTGTGTCCACTACCAGTAAAATGCGAATAATCTATATTAAAATCACACGCTCTTTTTTTCAAATGTGTTTGTGAACCAGTCATTGGTTGTACTCCCAATTTTCTACATACATCTGCCCAGCACATACTTGATGCAACTGCAGATTCAATCATTTCTTTATTATAACTATTTCTCATTAGTAGGCATATTTGTTTATAAATACTATCATGTCTACTAAAAATTGTCCGATTGGTGGGAGTCGAACCCACAAACCTGTTACGGCACATGGTTCTTAGCCATGCATGTCTGCCAATTCCATCACAATCGGATTTACTCTTTATCGGTTGTAGAGCCGATAAATACTCTTTATCGGTTATTATGCCTATGTGGGTGAGGTCCGCCCCTGTGTGCGGACCTTCACCTTTGTGCATCTTGAGGGGTTTGAACCCCCGACTTTCTGCTTGTAATACAGACACTCTCCCAGACTGAGTTAAAGATGCAATTTGTAGGAGTTGAGGGATTCGAACCCACGTAAACTTTCGCCCCCTGCTTGTAAGGCAGGTGCTCTGAACCAACTGAGCTAAACTCCTATTTGTTGTATATTATCATCATAACTGGCATTTTTGTTGATAATATGCAACACTTTCTAATTTGGGGCATACTTTCCCCTCTTTCTCCAATTTTGGGGATAATATACCCTGTTTGGTATTCGGTAGGGGAATCGAACCCCTATTGCAAGGATGAAAACCTTGCGTCCTAACCATTAGACGAACCGAACATTTGTACTCGATAGCAGAATCGAACTGCTGTTAACTGATTGAGAGTCAGCTTTCCTTTGCCATTAGAAGAATCGAGCGTCTTGAATTGATGAATACCGCCATCAACGATGTGCCCATCCCTGTAACGGCATTTTTTCTTTCTCATATACGTATATGCATGAAAGACATCAATTCAATTTGTACTGCCGATGGGATTCGAACCCACATTTAATAGATTGAAGGTCTATTTTCCTATCCTATTTAGAAGACAGCAGCATTTTGTCAAAAAAATCACATTATAGTATCATATATGGCACTTTTTACTGTTATAACGGTAAATTTGATGTGAAAATCACATTATAGTATCATATATGGCACTTTTCCTTACATTTTTACCGCTATAACAGTAAAATAAGGGTAAGTGGCGGTGCGTAGGGGGTTCGAACCCCTAATTTTACATGGGTGACAGCCAAGTTCTCACGCCAAGTGAGCACAACGCACCATTTTCTCCGAACTGTTTTTTGCAACCATGCCCTGTCAGGAACGAACCATCAAGGTTGGGGTCTCGAACCCCGCTGCACCAGTAACCTACTTGCTTTCGGTTGAGAATGGCGGTGCTGAAGGGAATCGAACCCTCCTGATGTTCTGCGTGACAGGCAGACGGACACAACCAAGCAT